ATTGCAACCTCACGTTATGCCCGCTGGCTAGGGGATGTTGCTCGCCGTGAGAACTGGGGTGAAACAGTTACAATGGATCCTAATACAAATACAATTGATCATGGTTGGGGATATAGACACATGTGTTCTTTTTGGTTTGTAGATTTCTGGAAGTTTGTGGAAGATTATGAGATTATATTACGGATTGATGAAGATTGTTTTATCGATTTTAAACCTGATAAGATATTTGAATCTCTGCAAACCTACTCAATCATTGCAGGAAAATTTGAGGACGATTCAGAAATTGTCACCCATGGAATGAATGATCATATGCTAAATTTTTTATCGGAACATTATCAGATAAATGTAGATACGCTAGGCGCGAAAGTGCCTTGTGGTCCCTATACGAATATAGTTGGGTTTAATTTGACAACTTTACGTAGTATTCCTTTACTTCATAAATATATAGAATCGATCAAAAAATCCAAAATGATTTATAAGAAAAGATGGGGTGATTTACCGTTATGGGGAGAAGTCCTTCATTATATTTTAGGATATTCTTCCTTATCTATAGATAAAACCATTCAATATTTTCATGGAAGTCATTTTATTTATATCAATCAATAGATACTTTATTGTTGTATCTATTAAAAGATAAAATATGTATTTATAATAGAATGAAAAAATCGATCGTTTGTTTGACTCGAGGATATAACGATTACAGGTTATACCATAAACTTATTCTAAGAAACAAACAGATACAACAACATTTACAAGACAAAGAAATAGATATCGTTATTTTTCACGAAGGAAATATACATCATCAAGAGGAGATTCAAAAAGAAACCCCGTCTTTGCATTTGAAATTTATAGATGTGAAAAAAGATGGATTTGCATTTAAAAAAGAATATGAAACAGTTACAATGGATCCTAATACAATTACAATTGAACATGGTTGGGGGTATAGACACATGTGTTCTTTTTGGTTTGTAGACTTCTGGACATTTGTAGAAGAGTATGACTATATACTTCGTATCGATGAAGATTGTTATATCCAATTTATTCCGGATCATGTATTTAACAAATTAGAAACACACCCTATTATTTGTGCTAAATGTGATATTGATCTTTTTCATGTTACAAAAGGGATGAATGATCATTCTCGGCGTTTTATGTTAAAAAACGGTCATACAAAGATAGAATGCAAAGCGCCAGGTGGACCTTATACAAATGTGGTTGGATTTTGTCTTTCTTATTTACGTAATCAACCTATTCTTCATAAATATATCGAATCGATCAAAGAAACAAAATGTATTTATACGAAACGATGGGGTGATTTACCTTTGTGGGGAGAAGCAATCCATTATATTCTAGGATATTCAGCGCTTTTTATAGATACCAACTTGCGTTATTTCCACGAAAGTCATTATTGTTTCGTAAATCCCGGTTAATTTTATTTCTTTGTTATAGTTTCAACAAGGGTATCTTTTTAAACTTAGATGCTATTTCGGAAAATCCTGACGAACTCACTGCAACTATTTTTTCAGAATGTATCATGATATAGAATTCAGTGACAGAATCTACTGTTTGTTTATAAGTAGTATTGGATAAACTGGTGTGACCTATATCACTATTTGTCAAAATCAATTTCTTGTATTTTTTCTTCATTCTTTGTTTGTATTCGTGATTATCACAAAAAAATAGAATCGTGTCTGATTCATTTTTTTCCAAAAAGTCGAATAATTTTAATTCTGAAAAGGATCGAACGTCATACTTACACAATACGTATTCTTTGTCTGTTTCCAAATACTTATCCCCGAGTCTTAGATGAACGGACGTATATTTCGTAATGGGTGATTCCATTATTTTTGTTACGTTCTGTTTTACCAAGTCTGTAAAATAAAACACATCTTCTATCTTGAGGTCTATTAATTCATTGTAAAAAAAAGAATAAAAAATGTCCGGATTTACAATAGAATCTCCTATTGTAATAAATGGAATATCGGTAGCATTCACAATCTTACGTGGATTAGATAGTTCTTCGTAATGGATATACATTTTTTCTTCTTTTAGACGTAGCAATTGTTCGATGGGTATATCTTGTATGAGATAGTGTAATTTATAGTTATATTGTATACAGAGTTGAAGTAAATAAACAAAAAACTTAATACAATCTCCGATCCCACCTTGTCCAATGGTGAAATGATATACAACCCTTTTATCTAATTGGTCATATTTTTTCATGTAATCTTCCATATCGTAATATTCATACTATATTTTTAAATGATATAATGAAGAATCATGATTCTATTTATATGAATTATAATGAAGTAGATTCCAGGATTAATGCATCTGATTACGACTGTGTCATATCCATTGGTAATAAATGCCCAACTGCAATGATCTTACGAGAATTACAAGTATATCGAGAATCCTATCCATTTGACTTTATTCCAACAACCCCTAAACTCATTTTAAAATATTTTCAAGATCAAACTGACTTTTATCCAACCAAATATACAGTTAGAACAAAGGACGATGTTTGGTTCGGACACTTTGATATTGGATCACATTATGAAGATACTATTCAAACATTCAAACGTCGCTTTATGCGATTATTTACTAGTCTAGAAAAAAAACAGAAAATTCTATTTGTCTATACAAGCGAGGCAGATATCTACAATGAAATGGGTAATCGTTATCACGATAATTATAAGGATCTTTGTAACCTGATGGATTACATTGTAAAAAAATACCATTACGATGATTGCGTCCTTTTAGCAATTCATGTTAATAAATCTTATGAAAATACGAAACATATACTTAATTATACCATAAATGTTCCTGAAAAATATTTATCTGATGATATGAGCACTCATACAAGCGAAATTTGGACAATTTATAGAAGTGTATTAAAAGAACTATTGAAAAGTGTGTTTGTTATTTCTGAACATTCGTAATTTAATCATTTTTTTTTGTAATTACATACTTTATATGGAATTACAAATCAATCAAGACACAAAACCCGTTAATAAAATAACAATCATCACACCTTCTTACCGAATTCGTAATTTAAGATACTTAAAAGAATCGATTGATTTAAACTATGTAGATGAATGGATTATCGTATATGATGGTAGTAAGATTCGAGAAAATACAAAACTATTTGAAGGTGAAGATAAAATTAAAGAATATGTATTCAAAGGCGAAGGAATCTCTGGTAATCCACAAAGAAATTATGCTTTAACCAAGGTAACAAACCCGAATACTATGCTTTATTATTTAGACGATGATAATGTAATACATCCACAACTTTATAGTTTATTGGATACCATGGACAATACTAAAATGTATACGTTTAATCAAACGAATCGTATCAAAGGTAATATCATAGAAGTAGGATATATAGACACCGCTATGACTTTAATTCCTTATTCATGGACTAAAGAAATCAGATGGATTACTTCATTATATGATGCAGACGGACATTATATTAAAGAATGTTATCAGAAAAAAAAAGAGAATCATATCTATGTCGACCAAGATTTGTGTTATTATAATAAAATAATTTAAACCTTTCGCGGTTGTTCCGGAAACTCTTGATTTCGCATTTGTTCAATATCTTCCAAAGAATAATTCATTTTTGATTTTTTGTCGTCCAACAAAGGTGCTGAAATCGGCGATTCACCATCAATCGTTGCATAAGAATACATTTGTCTCAATCCACCATTTCCTTGAGGTGCCAATTCTTGCGGACCCATGTCTAGAAAACTGTAGTTGTCACTTGCCACTCCGGAGGAACGTAACGTGTCTCGAGACAAGTCAAAGGGATTGGGTTCAGAATAAATCATCGTCTTTTCTTCTTGAATGGTCTTCGCTTGCGGTTTGATGTAGTCTAGAATCTGGTTTCCAGAAAGTATTTCAAACTTGGGTTTCAATAACAATACAGGAACCCGGTTGATCATGGGAGGTAACGGAAAATGCTGACCGTTTGGGAGCATAATATAAGTGATGTTATCTTTCATAAAACGTTTGTCGATACAAATATAATTAAATTTGGTTTGCATGCCTGCCTTGTTGAGTTCCTGTAGTATGGTGGACGAATGTTTGCAATAATGACTAAAATAAAGTTCATGCTTGACACCGCTCATTAATGTGTGTTTATTTTATTTCCTTCTAAAATAAACACATAAAGACATAAATATTCAACAAATAAAATATGCCTATAATGAAATGTTTTGGTTATGGATTCTGTTCTTGATCCTAGTTTTATTTCTATGGAACTATCGAGCATCTTTTATAGAAGAGTTTGAAACGAACACCATGACTCTAGATGAGTTTAATCAAAATTATGAATCGGATATTGTGGGTTTACCCGAGGGTCTGTTTGCTCTGGGAGTAGAGAACAATCAATACAATACTTATTCGAATCCATTGTTGTATGCCGAAACCATGATCAACTATTGGATGGAGTATATTCATCCGTCCCTTCCGTCCAAATACTATGTGATCATGTGTCCTATGGACGGTTTTGACAATCACGGAGACGCTTTCGATACATTGACGGATCGAATCGTGACACCAGAATCTTTGGATTCCTTAAAGGGGATTGATGGGGGTGTCTTTGTCACCTATGATACCAATGAATATCCGATTTTCCATTCGGAACGTAAGATTTATGCAGTATGTAAGAACATCAACGACACGACCACTGTTTTATTACCTGATTTTCATTTTATCCGGGAAAATGGATACCAATATAAATTCGCACAGATTGATCAGGATAATATCATATATCAGACAAAAAAAAATGAATGTATATGGAGAGGTGGACTCAACAACGGATCCGTCCACAATTTTTTAGATCCTACAGGCAAGGACAATGAAAAAGAGATGGGTCAACGCCAATACTTTAAATCCTTGTATGATGAAGGGAAACTTCCGAAAGTGAATTTCCAAGACACGGACACCACGATTGCAGAACAGATCCAATACAAGTTTATTCTAGATATTGACGGATGGTCTTCTGCTTGGTCCGCGACGGTATGGAAACTTTATTCTGGATCTGTCTTATTGAAAACTCGGTCAAAATGGAAGCAATGGTATTACGACGACTTTAAAGAATGGGTGCATTATGTCCCGGTTGAAAATGACTTTTCGGATCTCAATGAAAAGATTGATTGGTGTATTCAAAACGAGGATGAATGTATACGTATCATAGAAAGAGCACACCAGTTTGTGTTAGACAAACTCAATTGGGAACAGGTGAAGAAAGATACTCTTGCGACAGTCCTAGCATCTTTCAATATATAATTCAATGAATTAAATCATACATTGAATCATATACGAATGATGTATAAAGTAAAATTGATAGAATATAAAAGTTCTTTCCTATATATAGAAAGATGGAACCCATCGTGACGAATCGTGTAGAAACCGACGACTCTCTTAAATTTGAACTTGCGAATGTAGATGTCAGTGTTGTCAACTCGTTACGTCGTGTGATCCTGACCAACATCGATCAATTGGTGTTTCGTGGATTTCCTCACGCTGAAAATCAACTCTCGATCGAAAAGAACAACACGAAATTCAATAACGAGTATCTAAAACATCGCATTCAATGTGTGCCGATCTTTGAATCTGATTCGAGTAAATTTGAAAACTTGGTGAAAAATTACTGGATCAAAGTGAATGTCACCAATGATACCAATACCCGAAAAGAGTTGACGACGAAAGATTTCAAGATTGTTCATAAAGATACCGGAAAGGCAATTGGTGAACCGGAAACCCGAAAGATGTTTCCACCCGATCGAATTACACAAGACTTTATCTTACTCAGCGTGTTGATGCCCAAAGTATCGGAAACGGATGAATCCGAAAGTATTCAGATGACGCTCCAATTTTCGATAGGCAATGCAAAACAAGACTCTTGTTGGAATGTAGTTAGTAAATGCGCCTACTTCAACAAGCAGGATGAAGTGAAGGTGAAGAAAGCAATTGCTGAAAAACCCAAGGAAGAACAACGTGATTTTGAATTGTTGGACGCCCAACGGATCTTTGTTCCCAATCATTTTGTGTTTCACTTGACGACACTAGGGGTCTTTACCAATCAAGAGATTCTACAAAAAGCATGTTACTTCTTAATCGAACGAATGACTGATTTTTCGAAATTCCTTGAGAATGCATCCTTTACCAAGTCAGAATATGGGGATCCTGAACCCTTTGCACTCTATCAAACGGAGACAGGATATTACTTGAGAATTGAAGAAGATGATTATACCATTGGAAAACTCATTGAGAATCATCTGAACCTGATGTTTGGAAAAGATATTTATTACATTTCCTTTAAAAAGGATCATCCACACCATACACCTTGTTTCGTGACCTTTCAATACAGAAACCCAGTAGAGATTGACACGATCACAAACCATTTCGCCCAAGTATCTAAGAAAATTATAGATACTTATAAATCTATTTCCACTTATTTTATGAATTAAAATACTCTCCCTATGTAAATGAGTATAGAATATGGATACATTATTGAAGTTCAGTTTAAGTCCAAAGAACCTGAACAATTTTTTGTAGAACGGGTTTCCGAAGAGGGTCTTCAACTTCATACCCGTGAAGGAGATTCTGTTTTTCTGTCCGCTGACGATTCAGATATCGTGGAAGTAGTTATCATTTTTATTCCTGTTAAACCTGATTACGCTTCCATCCATTCGATCCAAGTCGGGAGTTGGGTAAAGGTGTATTTCAAAAAAACAAATTCAGTCATGAATTCGGTCATGACTCAGACCATGAATCCATCGGACCAGGACCTAGACGTTGATGTTCTCTATGGTCAAATACTTAAGACGGGGACCTCTTTAGAAATAGAATCGAACGAAACCAGAATCAAATACTACATCCCCGTCCAATATGGACTTCCGAAAGAGATACTGAAGATTGAACGATCTGTTCCTCCACGTGTTCAGCGTGAATCGGTTGTAGTGTTACCCGAACCAGAGATAGAAGAACAAGTCTACGAGGTAGAGGATACGTATGACCAGTTGTTTTATACGATGGACCAAAAACGCAATGAACTCACGGATTCCCTTCTTCATCAAACCGTCAAACAAACTAAAACTCAATTAAAACTGGTCTATCAACAAGTGCAGCGATTTCAAGAATTGTTCGAAAAATATACTCAATTTGATCAACATATTTTGTTGAAAACTTTACCGGATAATCTTTACTTGGAGTCTTTTCTACACGACAATCCCTTTTATATTCCAGTTTCCGGACATATCCGTGTCAAACATACCGATTATGAAGGACAGAACCTTTTTCCTAGTTACTATTTCCAATATAGAGAACCTGCAGATACTTACGAAATGTATGTGCACGAAACCATCAAACAAATGCCTTACCAAGACTTTATACACAAAGAAGCGAAGGTGGTTCAAAATTACGACGTGCATAAAAACCATACTGCTCGTGAGAGTTTAAATAAGGATCGTGAAGTGTTTCTATTGAAAGAAATGGCAAAATACAAGGTGAATGATTCTTTTGTCACCGATTCATGGATGTTACAACCTTTTCCGTTGAGAGATCGTAAGGGAAGTTCTATCTTGTCCAAAACACGACGAGCAATTGTTCCTTATTATGATATGTTTTTTCGAAAGAATGTAGATGATTTAGAGGTGATTCCTGTAAATGAATCCTATCAATCGAACTGTATTCATCCGGAGAAACTCACTTGGTATAAAAATGAATCGGATACATTTCAGCATTATATAGAACGTATTGTGCCTTCTTTTTCATCTTTTATGGATTGTTATTTACACAATGATTTTATCAATGTCTATCAGATTCTACAAGAATTGGATTACTTGCAGATTACAGAAATGAATGCATCCATCTATGAAGAGGTGGTAGATAAGATGAAAAAAAATGTGTCTCAGTTTATTCTTGAACGAGACAAGCAAAAGAAGCAGACCCTTAGGCGAAAGCAAGAACCCTTTTCGTTTGAACCTACAACGCTTCACGCAATTTTGCAGAAAGATTACAGTTTTGGTCAACGTTATAAAAACGTCGAATCCAAATCGTCTAGTTTCTATACGACGAGTGAGTTATGGAAGGAAGGAGGGATCGATTATTTTCATTACTATATTATTCAATACTTAAGAAAGAATGCATTGTTACAGCAAGTGGTGAGTCAAGAGGAAATGGCACAATTGGTGGAAGAGATCAAAGGAGCATTCGGAAAAGAAGAGATCCAAGAGACGATTCACAAGGTCTATGAGAAAGAAGAGCAGAGAGAACAGGATCAATACAAATGGATCTTACAAGATATTCCAAAAGGAACAAAATTTGTGACTGCAGACGAAGAATTGTATCGTAAACTCTTACAAGAGAAAAATACATCCCTCACGCTAGATGACGTGAAGATGAAATTAAACCGGATTAAAGAACTAGGTGAGACAGAAATAGTAGAACAGTTTGACAAAGAGATTGAACCTTACATTCACGAGTTTTTAATTCGTCATAAAATTATGAAAGGTCAAGTCGCATATGTCCAAGAATCAAAGAAAAAATATCGTTGGAACGGAGAAAAATGGGCAGATCTTTCCGAAGATTTTCAGTCCAAAAAACTGTTTAAAATCAAAGATTTTCAATACAACGAAGAATCTTTCAAAATGAAAGTTCATGAAATGATCCATGCGTTTGAATCAGAAAAGTTACGCGATCAAGCGTTAGAAAATAGAAGATTGGATGACAAAACGAATCTCATGCATTTGGAAAGATCGAAACGCGAAAAGTTAAACTTTTCCCTGAAATATCATTTTGAAAAGTATCGTTATTATGAACTAGAACTTCAAAAAGAAGTATTTGAACAGAAACCCTCTCCTCATCTTTCTTTACGAAATCGTATTTTGCAGGAGATGACTCTTGAACTCAAATACAAGGCGATACAATTGTTTGTGGATCAATATACCAAAATAGGCGAGGACTTACATTGGTATTATTGCATAGAGACCCATACCAAACTGCTTCCCATGTTCTTCATGGAACTCGCGGATGCCTTTTTAAAGACGGATCGTTATCCAGAGACGCTTCAACTCATCTGCGACCGTCAAGGAGAGTTAAGCGACAGTCATGATTTTTATGTGGATAAATACAGCGGATTTCCCATTAAACAAATACAATTTGATGAAGAAGAAGATTACGACGGAAATGGATTCAAGGACATTTTTCACTCGGTGATCGAAAAAGAGAAACTCTTGGTTGAGGTAGATTTACAGAACCCCATTCGAAATGCACTCAAATCTTTTTTACTATACATGGGATTTATCTTAGAAGACGACCATGTTCAAATCCTTATGGAACGTATGGACAAATCTTTTTTATTGGCAAATGGACAATCTAAGAAATCTCGTGAACAAAACCAGATTTATCTCTATGCCATGATCGCACATAGTTTAATTTATGCACAGACCTTAGAAGGAAAGGTCCGACTCACCAAACCGTTTCCAGATTGTCCTAAATCTCTGGAAGGTTATCCTCTGAATCAAAAAAGTAAAAAGGGTTTGGAATTTGCATGTTGTATTATGTTAAAGATTCCAAAGATCAATGAACCCTGGACAAGTATGCCTCAAATGAAACTAGACAAATGGATGGAAACCACCGAACTCTTTATGGAAAAATACGTCCTCCCTCTTCAAGAAGTGCGTGAACTACTCCTCCATAAACGAGTGTTACAAGAAAGTAAAAAGGAATATCCCGTATGGACCTTATTTTATCCTAGACTCAACCCGATTCAATTGGTTCCTGAACTGTCGCCGTCTACAAGAGATCGAATCATGGGACTGTCTTTCTTACTTCAGCAAAAGATACATACTCATGTCTCTACACAAGCAGCAGTGTTAGTGAATCAGTCACAAGAACCTTATTTGATCAATACATGTTGTCAAACCAACAACAACGTATATGATTATATGATAGAACATGCCAAAATACTTCCGGTCTTGAAAGAATTGTATGAGTTATTGATCAAACAACAACGTAAGAAAAATGAGTTATTCAGCAATCACATGTATAGTCCAATGAATACAAAATTACCGGTCTCTAAAATTGCAGATTCGTTTGATGAAAAGACCATCTATCGTGGCGTCATTCATATTCTTCGATTAGATTCGACCTCGGTTATTCCAGAAAAATACAAGAAATACAACCTCCAAAAACCCGAAGAGTATCATAAGCATGATCCATTTGAAAAGAAAATGGAATTGCTTCAACCTTTAGACATTACGGAACAGATCTTTCGTGCCATGTTACGAGATCATGCAACCTTATTTGAACGAAGAAAAGGTAGAGTATTGAAAGAGGTTTTGCAGCAGAATGATAAAATAGACCAGATGATTCATGGTGGTAAATCCAGAGAGTTGTATGATTTTTGTATGACAGAAATCGAAGATAAAATGAAATTTATTTTGTCTACGATCAAAGATCGCGTGTTAAGGAAAAAGTTTCAACAATGTATCCAATTTTATACCCTTTTTCGTGATCAGAAACACAATGACTTTTTACCTGAAGGATTAGAACATCAATATAGCATGAGTCAAATACTTTACAATAAAATAGATAACTTACTTCATGTGTTTCCTGAGAAAATAAAAAATAAAAAATACTTGTCCGATCGATTGCCCAAACACTGGGATTTAGACGAGAAACACAAAGAAAATATACTCGAGTTTACCCATCAATATTACCAACCGTTAAGTACCTTTTACGAAGACGATCTTTGGTTGCAAAAACAATCTGCGATGAAGACGGAAGATTACGAGAGATGGTTGATGTTGTCGATGACGATTCCCATGAAACTTACACTTTATTCTTATATCTATGTCTCCATCTTTTACGACTATATGAAGCAGAACCGACTAGAGTATGTGAAAACGCTGGTGACCATGTTTTTAGAAGAAGACAAGTTGGCATTGAATTTTGACAAACGACAGATTGATTTTTTGTCGGACATGGCAAAGAAGTCGGAAACCGAATTGAAAACGGAACGATTGAAAAAACTCACGAAGGACGCAAGACGAGCGCAAAATGCTATGAAAGATTTGAAACTGGGGGAATGGGGTATTGGATTAGAAAAGAGTCTTTTTCAATACGACAAGTCTCGTTATGGGGATGTATTGCAAGAAGCGACTAGTATTTTGGAAGGCATGGATGTTCCCAATGAAATTTATGGAACCTATGGCGTAGACGACGGCGATAATCTAGAAGGATTTGATGGAGACGAATATTTCTCTTAGTCAATAGTGGATATGTGGATAAAAAAATGTATAGTTCTATATTAAAATGTTTGATGCTAACCGATTGATTCTTATTCTCCTTGTTTATTTGATAGGGTATGGGTTCATTGTTTGGTTAAAACCTTCGATCCTTTATGACCCATCTAAAACGGGTCTTAGACCTTTTGGGGTGGGTTATAAACAAACGACTATTCTACCGTTATGGTTAGTGAGTATACTCCTTGCTATTTTCTCTTATTTTGTGGTGATTTATTTTATTCATATGCGTTATAGTTCTTTATTCATGAACGGATAGTTCTTATGAAGAGAAAATAGAATCATAAGAAGACCCAATGGCAGGGGTGCAATTTGAGGAAAGAAGAGACAACGTGCTGACCAAAATACAAAAGATACCAATGAGTAAAAACCAGAAGAAATATCCAACTGTTTCTTTTAGAACCAGTGTGCGATACAATTGCTGAAGAATAGGGGTTTTTTCCGGACTAATTACAGAAGGGTCAAGAACCCTCATCTCGACAAGTTTATTTATCGCTGGAAAATTAAATGGATGAGGATCATCCGTCACATCGTCTATCTCTAATTCAATGACAAGAGACATTTTGTCAGAATAAATCTGGTCAATCAGTTGCATCATTTTTGGATCGATGTCGCTTTGAGTAGGTTTTGTAGAGAAGATTTGTTGAAGCGTTTCTTTGAGTCCATACGCTTCTGCTGCCGCAACTCCAAAAGTATTTGAAAATATACGTAACCATCCAGGAGCAATGATCAAAAAGAGAGTAAATGCCGAGAAAATAACCAACCATGGAACAAGGGTAGAATAAAGTGCCATTTTTACATCCATTTTACCACATAGAGCAGGAAGAGTCGTCAGATGAATATTTTGACCCAGTTGTAGTAAGCAACTGATTGCTAAAAATCCCAGAATCCAAATCTGACCTGTATTTGGGAAAAACCGAAATTTTAATACAAAAAATAAGAAAGTAAAGGAAACATAGGTCACAATACTTGTATTTACTAGATTCGTGCTATCCATTGTATTATACAATTATATTATTTAGAATAATACTCATTATATTATATGTTCCCTTCTCTGGTAGAACCTAGCATTCATTCTATCTTACAATACGAATTAAAAAATAGTCATCAACAAAAGTTCGAACGAGACAGTCTTTATTTCAACCTAGGTGGGTTTCTATTCCTCTTTTCTTCGATTGGACTTATTTTATGGATCCATTATAAAGGAAAACAGGATATATCGGCGCAGTTGTTGAGAGAAAGAAAGAAAAAGGAATATATATTATCCAAACTGAATGATTATCAACGGATCAAAAATCAAGAGTATTCGGGCATCCCTTTTTATCCAACTAACGTACATGGAGGTGAAAGAACGACAGAAACAACTCCATTCTTATAAAAAACAAATCAAGAAGCATGCAAAACAAGGACATGTAGAGGAACTAAAACAAACAAAAAAAGAATATATCAAACTACTTCTTACTCCCATGAAAAGAGAGTTGTATCAGAAAGAAGAGGACTATTTAAAAGAACTTCAAAAGTCTATACGAGATACTGAAAATAAATTCATTGAACTTAAACTGGATTTATGTTACGATTTACATTTGGGTCTGAAAGAGTTTGACGCTTATGAAAACACACTGAACCAAATGAAAAAAAAATACGAATCCGCACTTGCTACAAAGAAACAACGCGAACTTCTCTCAGAAAAAAATAAGAAACAAGAAGAAGAAGAACGTAAAGGTATGGTAGAATCTTATCCCTATTTAGAATTGGAAGACAAGAAAAAAGCATATGCAGAACTCATGAAAAAATCAGAGCAAATGGCAAACCCTACGAGAAAGGTCATCGCTTATGAGATTGAGAATAAAGAAATAGAGTATCGGTTGTCTCAACTCTATACTCCGTGGGTCGATGTAAAAATAAAGAGTTAATGTATGGAGTTTCTGCATCTCTTTTTATTCTTGATGGCACTTTTTGTTTTTTATCTTTATGTATACGAAGATTACAAGAGAAGTTCCTATCTTCTCTCTATTACACAGAATCAGAATCTTTAATGAAAAAGATGGAATCTTTAATTCATATGGAATCTTTAAACAAAGATAATAATCTTTAAGTAAAAAAATCCATTTGAATATCGTCACTATGTGTATATGGAAAATACAACCAACATCAATGATCTACCGATCGACAATAATCCTCCCACCACGATGGAACTCCCTGAACAAACGATTCGAGAACAAATTCGTCCGGACCCGTCGGTCTACGAAGAACCTCCCGAGACAAGAAAGAGGGTCAGATTTAGTCCACTTCCTCAAAAATCCGGATATATGCTTCAAGAGAAACACAAGATTATACTCTTGGCAATGGTCTTCTTTTTATTGTTTGGAGATACCAAAGTAAAAATATATTTCATGAATATCTTAGTGGTCATCTTTGGGGAGTCTTTACGAACATCGGGTGGAGGAACCTCTAAACTGGGTTTAGTCGCCTATACACTATTGTTCGGTATTACATTATTTGCCGTTGTTTCGGCAATTGATCTGTCTGCATTGAGTTTATAATCCATCGATAAACAGAATAATAGAAGTAAACAAGGATGGCAATATTTAGGATACTATAGATGAGTTCCGCGATATGGTATTGATTTTTTTGTTTCAACGAACGATACTCTCTCCGATATTGTTTCAATTCATCACGAGTCTCTACCAGTTTGTCATGAGTCTCTACCAGAACATGATGAGCGTCTACCAGTTTATCGCGAGTGTCTTTCAACTCTTCTTCATGACTCTTGAGAAACTTGGAGATCTTTTGATACATATTTTTGCAAAATATACTTCTCTGTCGTAATGTATATTTTGCTTTGAATTGGTCTTCTTGAATGAGTTCGCGAATCAAAGACTCAATCTCCATTGTCGTGGACTGTTTCATGGACATTTTCATAACCAGATTATCTTTTCTTTCTGGTCAATTTTTTAGACTTGTTTTGATTTGGAAGTTTCACTTCTTTTGGATGATAATGAAAAAAATACGACGAATGCTTCTTGTCTCGAAACAGTTGTTCTCGTTTCTTTCGAATCTCTTCTAGGGTTTGTTGATCTCCATAACAAGGCAAAGAAAATCGTTTCATCAAAGGATGTTCTGTGTCCTTGATCTGTGACAACAAATAACAATAGGACAATATTCTTGGTTTGGATAAATTCTTGATATTTATAAAAGAGAGTGCAAAATAAAGACCAAGGGTTGTATCATAAGATGCAATATTTCTTTGTTTGTAAGAATTGTAATTGGTACATGAATCGGATAAAAAGACATACAAGAGGGGTAGATCTTCAATGTAGACCTCGTAGACCTTGAGGAGTTTATTCTCGTAATAATGGTAACCCAGGTTATAGTCCTTCAACAAAGTCCAAATCTCTTCAATGGTTTTTGAAAGTATAAAGATCAAGTCTTGTTGAGGAAAACGATACTCTTTCGGAAAGAGTTCTTGCCAGTAATACATCGCATAGTCTCCAAGCATGACATAGTTTTTTAAACGATTTGCGACCGTCTTATACAGTGGATCAGGTGCTTTCATCGGAGTTACATCGCATTTTCTTATCAAAAACGGTTGATGTGTATTGAGCAATTCTAATCGTTGAAATATCTTCATCCAACGAGTCACGTCTCCTAGAGGTCGAGACAATTCTTGATAAATACTCATCCGTAGATAGTTGTAAGGAACATAATGGATTTGATTTCGGGTGAAAGAAGAAACCCATAGATTGTGATACAGTTCTTCTTCGATTTGAGTCATGTCAAAAAGAGGTAAGTAATTGACAAACAATTTATACGTTCCTTGAAAGAGTGCAGATTTCACCTCTACCTGATAAGATGCGCTCAAACGATCTGCTAGATCGCGAATATCTTGAATTGCTTGCATGGAAAAGAAATCATAATCGGGTATTTCGGATGCATCATAGAATTGCGCTTCTTTGGGTAATGCATGGTGTATAGCAGTCCCCCCGTAACCAATGAGTTTTCTTTCTTGAATAAACTGTTCAATTTCTAGAAAAAGGGCAGGTTTTGTATAGGTCTTCTTTTTACGTTTTTTTTGTTCTAATTGATTTTGGTAAATCGCTTTTTCTAATTGCTCCATATTGTATCTATTTATTTTTAAGTGGACGTGGACATCACGGGACTATCCGCAGGTTGTATGAGGATTGAACTTGTAAACATTTTGTTATAAGCGTCTAGATACACATCGTTGGTTTGAAAGTTTAGTCCGATGAATTGAAACGATTGTTTTAACCCCACGGTATTGAAATCATAATTCAGACTTTTAGATTGATAATCTGGATACAATAGATTAATAAAACCAATATTTGGGTTGTTGCCTCCCTCTAACAAATCATAAGATTCTGTTTCGCGATAGATCTGGTTATACATGGTACCAAGTTGAAGAGCAGTGATTGTATAAAGAGACGTGTTTTCAAAACTGGATAATCCTGTGCTGTCTACTAGAATAATCACTTTTCCATTCAAATTAGAGATGAGTTCGGTATCTAAGGGTTGTGAACTATTGGGTATATAAAATTTATTACCTGAAGCATTCCCATCTCCAAAAACAGAGGTTAAGATTTCTCCCATTTTATTGTAAATATTTAAGTTGACGCTTTGAATACGAAAAATAAGAAACAATGGATCCGTTGTATTTGAACAGTTGACCGTATCGTATAAAAACATCTGTTTCACTTGACTCATGGTCTTTGAAAAGGGCATACTATTATACATTTCTTTGTATTTGTTTGAACCGAGGGTTGCTGCTGCAATTACCGGGTTTCCGTGTAAAGAGTAAACGGTAAAATCCAAAGCGCGCACGCCTTGTTTCGCGCAATTCAATAAAGCACATGAATTGACATAATCGTTTTTGAAATCTCCAGTGCAACAACAATTGTAGGCAGTTTTAACATAAGTTTTATACAAAGGTGTGGCAAGAATCTGATTGTTCAATGAACTCATGTTTTGAAAGGGATAACTTTCAATCAATTTGCAGTTGTACGTTTGTTTATGTACCATGGTAAAAATGTAAAGGAGAACAAAAAATAAGAGAATTCCCATAATAACCATCGCCATCATGTTGGGAGACATTTGACGAACGACAGATTCTCCCATTTCCTTCAATTTATCTTTCGAAGGTAGGTTCACTTTCGATTCAGACATAAGTTATATGTATATTTATATTTAAAATTTTTATGTTTATGTTATAAAATGGGGGGTGGATTATTAAATATCATCTCTTATGGAAATCAGAATATCATGTTAAATGGGAATCCAAGTAAGACGTTTTTTAAAACAGTGTATGCAAAATACACCAATTTTGGCATGCAAAAGTTTCGTATAGATTTTGAAGGTCAACGCAATCTAAAATTGAACGAATCGACTCATCTCACCTTTAAAATTCCGAGACATGGTGAACTATTTATGGACGCTTATTTGGTGTTGAATCTGCCTGACATTTGGAGTCCAATTTTACCTCCTTTGTCCGAGACAGATTGCTGGAAACCTTACCAATTTCGTTGGATCTCTCATATAGGTGCAAATCTTATTAAAAAAGCAAGAGTGGTCATTGGAGGTCAAACCATTCAAGAATTTTCCGGAGAGTATTTGAAGAATATGGTAGAACGGGATTTTGATGGAGACAAGAAGAAATTCTTCTATAAAATGATTGGTCACGAGGACGAGATCTATCGTCCAGAATACGCTTACAATAGAGTCAATCGTTATCCAAACAGTTTTTACTTGGGAAGTGATTCGGTTGAACCCTCTTTACGCGGGCGAACCATTTACGTGCCTCTTCATTTTTGGTTTATGAATTCTGTCAAAATGGCGTTACCCTTGGTGAGTCTACAATACCAAGAGTTACAGATTGTCTTGGAATTAAGACCGATCCGTGAACTCTTTACGATTTGTGAGGTGTCCTTGTCCAAGGAACAAGGATTTAATCTAAACCCGATACAACCTAATTTTTCAAATGAATTACATTCTCTTTATCGGTTTATACAACCTCCACCCAATACGACGCTTGAACCTTCTAGTTACGGAAATAAACCCGTGTTATGGGATTCTGATATCCATTTGATGACCACGTATGCATTTTTAACCGACGAAGAGTCGCGTATTTTTGCCGCAACCGAGCAGCGGTATTTAATCAAAGATGTTCAAGAAATATTACACACAAATGTGGTAGGAAATAAGAGGATTCGTATCGAGACCAATGCGATGGTGTCGTCGTGGATGTGGAATTTTAGACGTAATGACGCCTATCAGAGAAACGAATGGTCGAATTATTCTAATTGGGATTATTATCGTGAATTACCGAGCAACGTGGAACTTGCTCCAGACAATAGTGAATTTTTGTTAGGAAATGAACCCTATGGTCCTGGATCAAATCCTTTACGTATTTACTCGAATGACGTGACCAATACGAAAACAAGTGTGGTGAAAAGTTCCACCTCTTATTATGTAAATCCTAAGTTAAACCAACGAAATATACGGGAGATTCTGTTGTCATTGTCTATTCTCTTTGACGGTAAATATAGAGAATTTGATTTTGATCCTGGGGTATACAATTACATTGAAAAATACAGAAACTCGAATGGAGTCTCGGAAAATACCCTTTACAGTTATAGTTTTAGTTTGAATACAAGTCCATTTGAATTACAACCCTCTGGCGCCATTAACCTGAGTCGATTTAAAACCATTGAATTTGATATTTCTACGATTCTACCTGAAGTAGACCCAAAAGCAAGTTTCCAGGTATTGTGTGATACCGAAGGGACCGTGATTGGAATGACCCAAAAAGATATACTCTATGTCTATAGTTATGATTTTTATCTAGCAGAAGAAAGGTATAATTTATTACGATTCATTAGTGGAAATGCCGCCCTACTTTATGCAAGGTAGATAATTATAAAATAATACCTTATACTATGACCACTGTTTCGTTGACAGTTCCTACTTCTATACCCACGGTGCAATTACCTCCGAGTGGTCAGATGAAAAAAAATTGGATACTGACTGGGTCAGATGGTGTCCAAATACAAATCATGAAAAATTCCGATACATTTTATAAAGGAGATACCCGTGTATTTAATTCACTTGCATCTAGTCGCACCTTGTATCAATTCATCTTTCCCGTGAATACGACCGTTAGCACCGACACCACCACTTATACGACACCTGCGAATAGCATCTATGTTTTTTCTGATAACAGCACTGCAACTCTGATCAGTAGTCAATGGATTAAAAACGTGACCAAAGGAACCATACAAATTACTCCTGCGGTCGTGGACCAATCTTCTTTGGAAGATACTTCCATAGGCACTTTATCCATGGTAGATATTGCAAAAGAATCTCCTTTTTATTCTCTCTTGTTAGTGGTCTATAAACTAGCGATGGATATGATATCCATTTTTATCTTCTGGGCATTGTTTATCTCGATCAGTTGCTGGTCCAGGATAAAATCTGAATATCTTTATCCTTCCAATGTCTATGAATACCCTTTTGTATTTTATCAAGAAAAAGAGAATCTATATGATCCCATGAAATCACAAGGAGATGAGGTATGTTCTCTTCTTACAACAGCGCAAATGAATCTTAAACTAAGTGAACAGAAACTTTGGTTCCATAAATTAGAAAACTTAAACGGCGATGTAAGAGAAATCCTGGATGCCATTTATCCGTCCATTCTTGGTAGAAACTCCGAAGGAGTGAATGCGTTGAGTGGGTATTTGATGAACAATTGCAGCAAACCCGACAAATGCACCTCTGAACTTATCGTTTATTTTTTGTTGAAAATCCTCTTGAACAATTACCTTTATTGTAATAAGGTTCTTGCCTTTATTCATGGATTATCATACCTTTTTCATGAAAATATTATTACAAGTATACCCTCTCCGTTGTCCATTCTATTGTTCGCTGCTCTTCTTTATAGTTTATTTTTAGGTGTAGGTGCGATGAATGATATAGTGATGAGTAAATTCAATATACAATTTGAAAAGGAAACAAGCATCAGTTCGATTTGTTTAAACCAGTTTTATCGATTAATGGTGACGATTCTTTCTTGTTGTTTATCTTTAATTCTACCCTTGTGTTCGATCTTGGTAGTTACCACATTACTTGCTACCGCTTATACCGTGGTGACCACCCTTATCAGTGGTGTTAGTGCTACTTTAGCGGTCATGGCATTTTTTACGTTATCTTTTTCTATCGCCTCGTATGCACTCATTGGGGCAAGAGTTGGACAAGGTATGGATCCATTCGAAATTATTGAAAGTATATTTGGTGAACCCATCAGTTTAACCAATTTTTTCTCTATGTTTGGGGTAATCCTTCCGATCTTGATGGGGATTGGGTATAGTTTTTGGGTAGGATTCAATCTATTTTTTTCTTTTTTTAAGTTTTTGAAGTTAGACAAAGTGATTGAAACCTTGAAGAGTTCTTCTGCCTCGATTGTATTGGTTGCCTTGGTTTTGTTAATGATACATGTCAAAGAGATATTAGGAGATACCTATACCATGATGACGTTTATGATGATTATTCTGATTGGTTATTATGTATCTACATTAATTGGAAAGTAATCACGGATGAAACCGTAATGGAAAAAGATAAAACGAATTAAACAATTCTTTTCATCCTAACAAATGAGAAAAGAAACTAAGAATCTTTTGCCTCGAGTGAGTATTTGCACTCCAACTTTTAATCGTCGACCCTTTTTCAAGGGTGCGATAGAAAATGTATTGCGCCAAGATTATCCAAAAGATAAAATCGAATGGATTATTGTGGACGATGGCACCGATCCCATTGGGGATCTTGTGTCTCACTTGCCGAATGTCAAATACATCTTCACTGAAAAGATGACTTTGGGAAAGAAGAGAAATTTTATGCACCAACAATGTAGTTTTCAAGAAGACGACGCGATCGTGGTGTATATGGACGACGACGATTATTACCCACCACAGCGTGTGTCTCATGCAGTCTCTAAACTCGTGAATTCAACTGCATTGTGTGCAGGATCTAGTGAAATCTATATGTGGTTTAATGGACTACAAAAAATGTATAAATTTGGACCGTATGGACCGAACCATGCGACCGCAGGAACATTTGCATTTAAACGTAGTTTATTAAAAGAGACTTGTTATGAAGAAGATGCTGTCATTGGAGAGGAGAAATTCTTTTTGAAAAATTATACCATTCCTTTTGTTCAATTGGAACCTTTAAAAACCATTCTTGTCTTTTCACATAATCATAATACATTTGATAAAAAACGGTTGATTGATACAAAAAGTCCAGTCTGTAAAGAGTCTGCTCTTAAAGTCAAACAGGTGATTAAGTCCGTAGAACTATGTCAATTTTATACCAAAGAGATTGACGTCTTGTTAGAATCCTATGAACCAGGTGAAATCAAATACAAACCAGATGTGTTGGAAGAAATCAAACGAAGAGATCAAGAGCGTGAAAAACAAAAAGAGATCCATCGACAGAGTCAAATTCAGGTTCAGACTCCATCTATTCCATTCAAAGAAGAATGGATGGAGATGTTAAGGAAAAAGACAGAAGAAAATTTGAAGTTACAGAAAGAGTTGGATCAGAAGAATGCATACATTAAACTTTTAATTGAAAATATACAAGGGCGCGGTTCAACTCATTCGCCGTAAATGTCTCGGTGTTGTTTCGAATCAAATGATAATACAAATCTTTTTTGGAGCAATTTAATTTATGACATAATCCAATAATAAAAGTGTTATTGTTATATTCGTTACTATATTTGGTAAGAACCTTGGTAAAACGGTATTCGCTTACCTTTTTAGGGATAATATTGGATTGTTGATACAGATAATAATTATGTAACAGTTTGATAGAATACGTCATCTCGTTAAAGATCCAAAGTTGTTTTTGAAAACTAATTCGATCAAAATAATCCCCTACACATAAATTTTGTAACACTTGCTGATAAAAGGGATAGTGTTCTGGTTTGATCACATCAATCAAATTTTCATGAAACAGCAACGATTGGGTTGCTTTTTCATTTTCAATCATAAAATCTTCCCTAAAGGATTTGGTCATGATTTGCTTGATATTGTTTTGAATACTTTTTTCATACTGATTGTAAGCGAGTTCCTTGTTTGTTTTGGTCTGTATACACGTGCAATATTTCATCAATTCTTTAATCTTTTTATCATGCACATTGGTTCCACAAAGAATAAGAGAAAAGGTTCTATGTTTCTTCTTTTTTTCTTCTAACTTGAATTGTTTCAGGAAATGGGTCATCATTTTTTTCTCATGGGTATGCAAAAAATCAATGTTATCCAGAATACAAATACGTTTCTTTGCAGTTTTATGAAAGATATCTACAATCGAGGGTTGTATCCATTTGTAGAGATCCTCGAATTCTTGGATATCTTGAATGGACACAAAGACGCTTTCCTCTAGTTGTTTCAATAGGGTAGTTTTACCAGACCCCGACTTTCCATACAAATAAATCGGTTTAGAGTGTTTTAGGGCATTTTTAATTTCTTGAAAGGTCATTGTTTAGTAGTGCTTTTTATATTTAAATGCTTGAATTATTTGTAATTCCATCCCAAGCAACTCCGCAATCAACTGCCCAAATTTTTTTCTCTTGGTCTGACATTTTATTTGTATTTACCGTTTTGCATTGGTCTGATGTGCTTGAATAGACGGAAGATTCCATTAGACACATACCTTCGCTATTTAAACTGTAAAAATCCGGACACGACGATATATTTGCAGGAAACAACTGATCCTTGTTCCCATTGTAAAGAATATACGCCATGATAGCAAGTAATAAAACAAGTTGAACTGCAAATCCAATGGTTACATTTTTATAAAATCCCATGTATATTGGAAAAATAAAATATTATATAGTTCAATGGAATCTAACGGAAGATTAGATATTCTTTCCTATCAAGGCGGAACACCTTTTTTTTTGAAAGATAAAATTCTTCCTAGGTCTAAAATTCAACCTTTTCATGCCCTCCAGCACACTTTACAAAACAATGAACTTTCGGTGTTATTTTTTTCTTCTAAAAACATACAAATCATCGAAAATTCAATCAAAGCAGGGGTCTATGAGATGTCCAATAAAACTCATGTCATTGATACTCAAGACAGAGACCAGTTGTATGTCATTATGCGCGCTACCTTTCTACATTATAGTGTAAATGATCCTGAAGAACTCACGAGACAAATTGAGGTTCTCAATTCTCGGGTGGTTTCTTATTGTGTGCCCAAGATTTATGGAGAAATTAAGAGTTATTTACGTTATAAAAAGGACATTTCTACCTTGGTAGTGCCTCTTGCTAACCCAGAATATTATCACAAGGATACGACCGTTGAATTTAAACGTTTTTTCTAATCTGATCAAATTCATTTAAATACTTGTTCTATTCTTATCCAATGCAATACGCTAGTTTGTTTCAACTGTTGAATCCAGTCTCTCAAGAAGAAATCATGAATCAATATCTTCATTTGATCCGATACCTTTCGGTTGCACCCGATGTGCCGCTCCAGTTGTTTTTGGATTCCTTGGAAGAGATTCGATGTCACGGAGACATTCATGTCGCCTATACTGTAGAAAATGGGAAATGTTTCTTACATGGAACTGCCACCCTTTTATACGAGACAAAGATCAGTCATGGTTGTAAAAAGGTTGGACATATTGAAGATGTGGTCGTTTTACCCAATCAACGTAAATTGGGGATTGCGCATAAACTCGTGCAAGGTCTTCTGACCAAAGCATCAGATACATGCTATAAAGTCATTTTGGATTGTAAAGAAGAACTTTTACCTTTTTATGAAAAGAGCGGTTTCATGAATACTGGACTGCATCTAGAGCATCGTTTTCTATAAAAGTATTTAAATAAATAGAAACATTTATCTTATATGATACATACTACATTTACTGCACCAAATACAGGTTTTACGAATCAAATCTTTACAATGATTACTGCGATCATTCTTGCGATTAAATTAAACCATAAGGTTGTTATGGTAGACCAGTTTGTCAATGATATTTCAAAAAAGGATTATACACCTATTTCACAGATCATAGACCTTGAATCCTTAAATGTTTATTTAAAAAAATACGGCATACTTGTTGCAGATAAGTCTAGTGCAAAGATTCATCTAAAAAAGGTTTTGTTTGGAACAAAAGAAAGATTTTATGATTTGTCTCCCTCTTTATTGAAGGACCCCTCTGAATTATCTATACCCATTTCTTTGGATTTAAATTTAATTCAGGGAGATCCTTGTTATGGAATCATAAAAAAGGTATTTATTTCTTATTATTTGAATGACGAACTTATAGAAGAAGAATACAATGAAACCAGAACCATGCCTATTTGTATTGGAATAAATCAGACCTATTATAATACATTCGGTTGGGTAAATAGTTACGATAGAATCTTATTTGAAGAAATCCTACAACATATGGACTATCATTCTGACTTTGTTGCCGAACCCATCAAAGGTCAAAGAATCAATGTCATCCATCTAAGACTAGAACAGGATGGAATCACTCATTGGTCTAAAATGAATCAAATGTCCAAAGATGAATTCACCAGAATTCTAGAGAATAAATACATTGAACTCATTCAAAAGTATATCCTAAAAACAGATACCACTTTATTGTTGTCTCAATCTCTGAATAACGGGGTCGTGAATTTTTTACAGAAAGAGAACTATACTTATACCTTTACGAAAAAACAGTATGAGGATAGAGAGAAGAATGCCCTTATAGATTTATTGTCTGCAAAAGCATGTAATCATATTTATATTGGAAATTTTAATCCTGATCAAATGAATGGATCATCATTTAGTTATTACGTTGGAGAAGTCACTCATCCTGTAAAAAAAATATACATAGATTTAGATCATATTATGGAATCTGCGATTGAAATCAAGTGTTAAAGAAATTGTAACCTGTAGCGCGATCTAATTAGGTAACTATATAAAGAAGGATAACAAAAATAGTCATGTGTGAACATATTTATACTTGGTGTAGAATGTGTAGTTATTTAACCTGTATCTATTGTGGTGATGAAAAATTATCTGTTCCTTATCCACGAAAACGTTTATGTGATAAATGCAATCAATATTTATGATCAATATATAGGATGAATCTATAGCATCTTGTTCAACTCTTTCAGTTCTAAGATCCACATCTGTTCTTTGGTGATCGCAGACGTTTCTTGTAATTCCTGTTGTTTGGATTCGTATTGTTTCTTTAAGTGATCCACGTTTTCTTCACATACACTGTCCATACTCATTTTGGTCAAATAGTGAAAGGTATTGTCTTCTTTGTCGTATGCTTTCTTTAACAATAGTTCTGTGATTTCACTGGTCGTCTTACGTCTGAGATCCAGAGTCTCCGCAAGGAGTTCTTGGATGTAACGATGCTTGTTATGGAGCACACGGATCTCTTCCCTAAGATGTTTCAACAAGTGATCTTTACGTTTCTGGTAATAGATCAATCGTTGTTCCAAAAAGGCGTCGCATATTTCGTAGACTTCATTAAAATGCACGAGTTTTTCTTCGTGATTGAACAGATTCATGTTGGACGTGGATAGGTAAGAATACAATTTGAGTGTTTTTACCAAATCATCACCTTCTAATTCTTTTGCAAGAACCAATTTCATGTGAACCACTTTATCGGTTGACAAGTCTGTAAAATCTTTCAAGATCCCATCGTCGACTAATTTGTCGAGAAAGATCAGGTAATCCTCGTTCCATGTTCCAATCGGAAGTTCGGTCACTTCGACCACGTTTTTCTTCATAGTATAGAGTCCTCGCGACAGAAATCGCTTCTCGGTCTCTCGGTCAATTGTCCCTTTGAATCCGCGATAGTAAGGAATAAATTCTTTCTCTACAGGATTTCCTTCCAAACTATCGATCAAATACTTGACTATTTTCTTCGGATCATAGCAATGAACTTCTGTGCTGAATCCTGTGCCAATGCCTTTGGTGCCATTGACCAAAATCATGGGTAGAATGGGTGCATAGAAGATGGGTTCTACCAGTAATCCATCATCATCTAAATAGGTGAGAATCGCATCGTCTTTCTTGGGATAAATGAACCTGGTGATTTTCTCTAATTTCGTGAAGATATACCTCTCGGATGCGCTGTCTTTTCCGCCTTGCAATCGTGTGCCAAATTGTCCATTGGGTGAGAACAAATGAATATTATTTGATCCAACAAAGTCTTGTGCCATGTTGACAATTGCGCCATTGAGACTCGCTTCTCCATGATGGTAACCAGAATTTTCAGAGACATATCCGCTGAACTGTGCAACCTTGATCTCTTGTGTCAAATTCTTCTTGAAGGCGCTATAGAGAATCTTTCGCTGAGATACTTTGAGACCGTCCATCAGGTTGGGAATAGAACGATCACAATCGTATTTTGAGAAATGAATCATTTCTTTGTTCACGAATTCGCCTAGAGAGATGTCCTTTGCTTTGGTATCCACGCGCAAGTGACGATCATAAACACTCAACCATTCCTTGCGAAGATCTGCTTTCTTTTTATGAAAGAGCATGTCCAACGTTTCTTCATCTTTGTCTTGTAGACAGAAATGAACAATCTTCTTCTCTTTAAAATATTCTTTAAATTCGGCACCTGTGCTTGTTCCTAAACCCTTGTAATATTTCAGTTTCCAACCGTCCAGTCCTTCTAATTTCCAAGATTCGTAATCAGATTCATTGTAAAAGGACAACACTTTGGATCCTTTGGTTGCTTTTAGAATGGGGGTATTCATGAATCCAATAAATCGATCCAACTTGAGGAGCGAGGGCCACATGCATTCAAACAGATTCAAACACAATCCTTTGATATGACTTCCGTCTAAATCCTGATCGGTCATAAAGATAATCTTTCCATAACGTAACTCTTGCACTGAATCATACGTCTTTCCTGTTTCTAACCCCATAATCTTTTTAATCTCAATAATCTCCTTGTTCTCGTTGATCTTCTTCAGGAGTTCACCGCGAACATTGAGTAACTTTCCTTTCATAGGATAGACTCCAATGACATTACGGTCAGTCGGAGTGAGTCCAGAAATAATACCTGCCTTTGCGGAGTCTCCCTCACACAAGATCAGCATACATTCCGACGATTGCTTGGTTCCAGCATAATTGGCATCCACCAGTTTGGGAATCCCTCGCAAGTTCTTCACCTTGTTCCCATCGGATTTCTTAGAATTCTTCTTTTCTTTCAGTTCGTTCATTTCACAAGAAGCGGACAAGATACCCATGTTTGCCAATTTTTCAATAAACTTGTCACTAACCGTGCACACAGAACCAAACTTGGTCGAAGGTGTTGTGAGGTAGTCTTTGGTTTGACTGTCAAAGGATGGATTCTCTATGGTACAATTCAGAAAAAGGGTCAGTTGTTCTTTGATAATTGCAGATTTGACATCAATCTTCTTCTTCTTCAAAATATAAGCGTTCATCTTCTTCAGGATCTGTTGCACAATATAGTCTACGTGTTTTCCGCCTTTGTTCGTAAAGATACCATTGACAAAGGACACTTGTTTGAATTCATCGCTAAGACAAATCGTATACGTCCACCCATCCATCGTGGATTCTGTCACTTTTTCCTCCTCCGTATACAAGGAAACATAATGCGCGAAATCTTTGACAGGAACTGCTTGTTCGTTGTATTTGACTTTGACCTCTTTGCTGGTCACTCCTGCAATGTCATAAATACGTCGCTGAAAGAGCGAAATCATCATCGGTGTCAATTCCTTGAGACCAAACCGTTTATAGTCTGGTTCAAAACTTACACTGGTATAGGGTTTTTTCGTGCACGCTTTCACCTCAGGCGGATGAATCACATCCATGTTCTTTTCAAACACTTGTGTATATTTTAGTTTACGACGAGCATCTACGGTCTCAATCTTTCCCCACGTTGACCAGATCAAGACAAGTTTGAACCCAAACCCATTCTTACCACCCGTTGTCTTTTGTTCTTCCTTGTTATAATTGGTAGAGGTTCTTAGGTGAGCGAAGATCATTTCAGGAATCCAGGTCTGGTAAGTGGGATGCTTCTCGACATCAATTCCGTCGCCATTATTAGTCAGTGTAATACGATTGTTCGCAATTTCGACATGAATCTGAGTCACCACTTCCGTAGTCTCATCCGTCATTTTGCGTTGATTCGTTCGAATCACGTGATCACGACAGTTGACAATGCCTTCATCAAATAATTTAAAGAGTGCAGGATTATATTCAATCTCTTCTTGAACAATCTTTCCTTCTTTCAGAATATACATGGGACCTATCGAAGTATCAATAGAACCAATATACGTATCGGGATTATCCAAGATATGTTCCTTGTCGGTTTTCTTCTGGTATTGCGTTTCGAGAGACATGGACATTGCTGACATTTTAAGATAGATGACTTTAAATAAATTACAATCAATTTTATGCATTGAATCATGACGAATGAATCATGTCCATTGAATCATGACGAATGAATGCATATGATTCATGCCTAATGAATGCATATGATTCATGCCTAAAATAATCTATCACCTATATACATGTCTAATTCTAATCCTACCTGTAAAACAATTTGTGAAAAATCTATTTATTATTATCCTTCCAATAACTTATCCTCAAAACAATTGCAGTCAAAAATGATTCAGTCTAGAAGAAGTTTCACCTATAATCATAGTAGAATGAGCACCATCTACAATACCCTATTGGGACTAGATTATGATCAAAATCGTGAGTTGCTTTTCTTGTATAAATATAAACTTTATACACGATATTTGAATGATATTCATGGACAGGTTACCCAAGACAAAAGACTTGCCTTGTATGCGATGTACCAACAACTTCTTTCTTCGTTGTCTCCAGAGGAATATAATTTTGTGTTTGAAATAGTAGTACCTATACCTGTTTTACCTCCCGTTGTGATTGAGTCAGGAATTACCTTTTATGTTGTTCTAAGAAAAATGCCAAAGGGCACACAGTATTTTATCTTTAAAAATCTTACCCGAGACTTTCTTTTTCTTCCTCTACATAGATATACCTTTGATTTGTCTGATCCTTCAAACCTAGGATCTCGTCTTTCTTTTTCTGAAGAAGATGAATCCAACCTTCCTTATCGAGGGATAGAGTATAGAGGTGTCCCAGGTAATATCGGTTCTAGTATGGTATTGAATCTTTATGCCTTGATACGTATTCTCTATACATTTGATCAAGAGTTGATTCATCAATCATATGCATGTGGTTATTCTACACCGTCCATTCAGGTTCATGAAAATGACTATCCTATACAACGCCGCGCTGAAATAGAAGGTCATCGGATTCGACAATATTCAAACATTGCGGTCTATGAAGATCGTGGACCGAGATTTAGTATCAATGATTCCATTCATCCGATTATTCTTCGTGAATCCAATCATTTCTACTATGAGGTTACCTATGGCACTTATTATTTAAATATTCCTAAAATTTATGCATGCACTCTACTAAATAAGGGATATGAAGAGTATGTTACGTTTGTAGGAGATATATCTATACTAGATTCGGTTTATGGCACATTTCTTGAACCGGGACTTAAACAGGAAGGAGAGTATTCTTTTTATTATGGGAAGGTCGCGATGACCGTGAAAAAACCCTTTCCTGTTTCCTTGTCTTTATACTGTCGTTCTTTCGGATATATGGGGGGTCTAGGAATAATCCGATTTGTAGAACCATATACACCCACAGAAAGATCAGATGTAGTTTCTTTGCCCGTTGTAAATGTTCTTCGATCACAAGGGATCCTTCGTTTCAATCAAACTACTTCCAATGTTCTTTATGGGTTATCCATGGGAGTTTACTATGTTTTTATAGAAACAGTTCATGTTGCTTTTTTAAACAGACAACGAGAACATCTTTTTTCAGTGACGGGTATAGGGATTGACGGAGTTGCTCCAGATGGCATGCCTTGCACGTTTTATATAGGAGATGTTCGGATTCTTGTTCTAGGAAACTTTGACAAACTCTCTATGTGCACTCAAAGTGGATATTCTGGTGGATATAAACAATTGGTGTATAACGCTTTTTATGGGTCGCATACGTATCCCACTCTTACCAACATCTTTAATTCTAATAAGAGATTGTATGCACAAAACACCTTGAATGTGTTAAAAGATGGGTTTTCTTTTAATCAATATGATACATTAGAGAATTTTACACTTCTTAAAGGTACGTATCGAATCTTTCATTCGCAATCCAAGTATCCGATCACGATATTGAACCACGAAAAGGAATCACTCATCTATATTGAAACATTGCAACCTGAATTTACTGTTGTAAAATTAGCACCGAATGGATTATCTTATACCTTTTATTATGGTGTGTTTGATCTAGTCGTGAAAGGGAATTTTGTAACGATGCCCATCTATGCGTATGAAACACCTAATAATATAGGGATCACTACAAATCTATTTACTTATGCAAATAAATAATATTTCGCATATCCAGGATCCTTCTTTAAATTTTATATTTAGAGAATATATATGCCTGCTGTCGGATCACGCGCTCAAGTTTTTCATGGAAATGCCGACCATACCTCGGGAGGATTAACCAAGAAGGATTTAATGCAAAACAAACATGGAGAAATTGTCTCGCGTAAGAAACATCTTCAGGCGAAGAAAGACAAACGTTTAGAGAAAGCAGGATATTTTACTCAGAAAGGAAAGTTCGGATTTGTTCGTAAAGAAGGTAAGACCAAGAAGAGAAAGTCGCGAAGAAAGTAACCACTAAGGTCACGAAGGTGAATGTGAACATTTCTTAGGAATACCTCCGGAATTTCGAATCGATTGGAGTTTATGACGTAACTCATTTACGTCAAACGGTTTAACTTTGTATTTATCTTTGAGAGTTGAATCTGTTCTTCGTCTCAGAGATTCTGTTCTAGACGAAGAATCACAGAATGTTTTATTTACGCTTACGCCGGTTGAACTTGTATGATTGTTGTTTTTTGTAAACAGAAGCATACTTACTATAACTGTATTTTTTTTTTCTAGATTTGGGTCTAGATTTGAATCTAACACTTTTTTTCTTACCTCCTTGTAATGAATGCAATAGTTTTGTTCCTTGATTTGTCGTGTATTGAGACAAATCGTAGATATAACGACTTCCATTTTGAGGATTATACGTATCTCCCATTATACAAATAAAGTTATTTATTTTTATCTATTGAAATAAAAATGAATGCTGAACAAAGAATCCAACTCAATGATTTGATCCGCGCAAACAATAGTGTAGACAATACCTCTTTGATCCGTGAATTAAAACACAGTTCTAAAATAGAAAAGGATGTGAATAAAATACTTTCCATGAAAGAGGGAAAAGATTGGAAAGAGGTGCAGGCAGAATGTATACAAGAAGCAAAATTCCTCTATATAAACTACACCATGATTTTTAACCGTCTTTTACGTGATCAATTAGATGTTTCTATCTTTTCTACCTTTTTAGGAGTATTGAAAGCGATTGAAGATGGGCGTTTAGACCAACATGAGGCATCTTATGAAATAGGTATGTTGCTCAAGCGAATGTATATTGATCCAAAAATAGATGTCCAAGAACCCACGCATCTTACGGGTCAATCCATATCCTGGCAACAGTTTAAAAAGATAAACTTAAAGATATAAATGAGACATTTGGTGATTGTAGAGTCTCCTTCTAAATGTAAAACGATTGAAAAATATCTTGGTCCGGATTATCGAGTGATTGCTACCTGTGGTCATTTCAGAAGTCTACGCAAATTAGAGCAGATCCATCGCTTAACTCTAGACATTACCTTTGAGACCACTAAACCCAAGATAGTAAAGTTTTTGAAAGAAGAGGTGGGGATAGCAAAGTCCGTTTATTTAGCAACAGACGACGACCGTGAGGGGGAAGCGATTGCCTGGCATATTTGTAAAGTCTGTAAACTACCGTTGAATACTCCACGCATTGTGTTTCATGAAATTACAAAAGATGCGATCCAACATGCTATTGCCCATCCAACTGTTCTCTCATTGTCTCGTGTCATGGCGCAACATACGAGACAAATTTTAGATTTATACATTGGATATACCATTTCTCCAATTCTATGGAAGTCCATTCAACATACCCTTAGCGCAGGTAGATGTCAGACGCCTGCACTGCATATGATTTCTGAACAACAAGACAAAATTCACGGACAATCTAAGGATACTTGCTTCAAAGTGAAAGGATATTTTACACACAAACAAATTGAATTTACTCTAGAACGTCCTTTGTCGAATGAAGAGATTGAACCTTTCTTATCTATTCCTTTCGTCTTTACATTAGAACCTCCTGAATGGAAAGAGGTGTCTCTCCCTCCTCCATCGATCTTGATCACTAGCACGTTTCAACAAAAAGCAAGTCATGCATTACATTTGTCTCCAAAACAACTGATGGACTCTGCCCAACTTTTGTATGAACTCGGATTGATTACCTATATGAGAACCGATCAACCGACTTATAGCGATGAATTTATTCAGAAGGCAAAAGAGGTTTTAGGCAATCAGTTCCATAGACCTCTAGAAAAAGGCAAAGAGGGCGCTCATGAAGGGATCCGGATTACCCAACTGGAGACAAAGAGTGTTTCTATCGACAAAAATACAGACCGGGTCTATGCCTTTCTTTATAAACATACATTACAGACCTGTATGAAACCCGCTCTACTAATTCATAAAATATACAAGACTTTATGTAATGGACTTTATTTTGTGCATACCTCTGTCGCGGTGAAAGAAAGTGGATGGTCTGAAAAAGAAGAAAAGGATTGGTCTACATATTTGGATCATCTGAAACGGTTTCATTGTGAAAAGATTCTTGCCACTGAATGTTTAAAGGACCAAGAATTTCACTGGACAGAAGCGCAACTTATCCAACGTTTAGAGAAACATCAGATTGGTCGTCCTTCTACTTATACACATATTGTAGAGACCTTACAAGAGAAGAAATATGTCTCACTTGGAAAAATAAAAAGACCTTCTCAAACCCTGACAAATTATGAATGGAAAGATCAAACTTTAGAGAAGAAGACTCATTGTGAAGAGATTGAAGAATCTCGTAAACTATGTCTCACTCCTTTAGGTAAAGAAGTGAACGATTTTTGTTATCGTCATTTTGATTCTCTTTTTAATTATCCTTATAGTCGTTTACTTGAAGAACAATTGGATCGTATTGAACAAGGATCTGATCATCTTTTCTTTTTAAAGGAGACTTTGCAACAGATTGATCTTCTCAAAGGAATCAAGGTCGAAACAAAATGTTATCCATCGTTACATGCTGGAACCTATCGGTCTTTTCCAGTGATTCTGAAAGAGGGACGTTATGGTTATTATATGGAGTATAAGGACCAGTCTATTTCTTTGAAAGAGTATACAAATTATGCTTTGATTTCGGATTGGATACGAGACCAATCGATCCCTCCTGAATCCTTCAAAGAGTTAATGGAATACCGAGACAAAAATTCACATATCTTAATGGTCGTCAATTCAGAGTGGAGTTTAAGACAGGGTGTCCATGGACCTTATTTGTTTTATAAAACATCCAAGATGAAAAGACCGCGATTTTACAAATATACTCACGGACACAACAAAGAAGAAATAGAAGAGTATATACAAAAAAATATAAAACTATAACATAATGCATTCTTCGGTAATTGCATCTACCGTATTGGTAGATAAAGGAAAAGTAAATCCGGTGTTTCTTGCCTTAATTGCGGTAGGTTTATTTGTCAAGTTTGCGTTGTCGAGTGCCGACTTAACGACGGATGGGTCTAGTGGTCCAGCGAGTTCATTGATATGGGGATATGGACTGATTGTATTTTCGTTGATTGGAATTGTGATCGTGAATGTCAATCCTGGTTCGAACGAGTGGAGCGATATCAAAAACTTACCATGGATATTGTTAATGACCATTTCGCTCATGATATGGGTGATTGCGATCAACATTCAGTATTTTAAACAGATTAACCTGAAGACTGTTCCGGATGAGTATTTTATGTGGTCTAATTACTCCACGATCTTGTTGATTTGTTTGATCGGTATCAGTGTCTATCAATATGCCCTTTTTAATGTAGGAACATCCGAAGCAAAAAATTATGCAATGACTCTTCAACTGTATGCCTTTATTGTCTTTTTATTTAATTTGATTGCAGTCACGATTCAACAAGTGATCCTCAATTGCTTTTATGTGGATGGATAAAGATCTATTTTACTTGTAATTCCGATATGTGTCTCGGATTCCCAAATGCCCGAGATGCGAAAAAAAAGTTTGAAAGAGTCTAGTTTTGATTTAAAATAATACAGTTGCTTGGGTTCATAGACCGAATAATGAATTTTTTTATGAAGGGTTTGTTTCATTTTTTCCAAGATTCCCTTTTCAAATTGCACAAGTTTTTCCAAAAACGTATCATCCATGGTATAGGATAATATGAACTGATCTGACTGTTCTTTCATGGTAAAGTGTTTCAGATCAATCCATATAAAAATAGAATTCAACGTAAAAGACAAAAGATTGTAACTTATTTTATAAAAATGAAGATAATTATAGAATTTATTTGGAATAGGACGACATAGGAAACATTGATCGTGATGAACTTCTTCTATCGATTGATATACGTTCATAATATAATAAAACAGAGTATATATTTAAATAAGGTTTATATATTCTTTCTAATGAAAGAATCGATTATTCTTTATGGACCTGAAAATTCATCCAAATACAAACGCGCCTATGAAATCATGTTACCTTACAGTAAATCAGGATTAAAATACAAACGAAAAATAGAAATTAATTTGAACAATGAGATTTATTATTACAACATTAGCGACGTTCATCTTGAAATTGATTTTGAATTACTTGGCACAAACGAAAACGGACTTTGGAATGAATTCTACGGTATTGCCACTTCCATTGTGCAGAGTCAAAGTCATTTAGAATTCAGTGTGATCTTATGTCGTAATTTCCATTACATTGATCAAGACTTGTTGTCTATCTTTTATACTTTTATGAGAAATCCAAAGATCAAGTTTATTTTCTGCACACGTTATGTGTCTTTCTTACCTAATTCCTTAAAGGAAATATGTAAAATCATTCCTCTAAAAAAGGTAGGCAACGAAGTCTATGGGAATCAGTATAAACCCCATTGCGACAAGATCATAGAGTTTATTCAGAACGGTGATGACTTATTTATGTTACGCGAACATATCTATCAACTGTTTACGTATAATTATGACATTCATTTATGTCTCCAATACATTTATTTTGAAATTATCAAAACAAAACGGTTGAGGTTGTCGATACACGCCCTGATACCTATCCTAGAGAAATACAATACAAAATACAGATCGATCTATCATTTGGAAAATTTCTGCATGACTCTTAAACTCAATTTGATAGAATCTCGTCCTTTATCCAAGGAGTCATTCTCTATCTGAATCAAGACACTGACACTTGTCTCCTATCATCTTCTTCGTCCACCCTTTCTCGTTTTGGGTCGTTTTTGGTTTCTTTTGTATCTACGTGTGCGAATCAATTTAATAGACATATATAGATACAAAAGATTATATTTGTAAAATGAATGTTCAGCGCGCCTGTTTTTTGTTAGATCTATTTCCTCATGAGATCCATACACCTAAACTTAAAAAGAATTATCGAAAAAAATGTCTCCTCTTTCATCCTGATAAATGTGGAGACAAAACAATCTTTGTTCAAGTCAAAGACGCCTATGATTTTTTATCTGCTCAACCAGAAGAATCTTTCTTGGACTCTTTTGATGAAAAAATATTGAGACAATATTTGCATACTTTACAAAAAACAAAGGTAGAATTCTTTACACATCCTTTGTTTGTTCGTTACTTTATTGAACCCGTCAAGAATCATTTACAGTCGTATAAAACCTACACACTAAATCCTACCCTGGAACAACTCCTCCGTAAAGATATCTATTATTTAGAAGAAGATCAACTGTATATACCCCTATGGCATCAAGAGATTGTATTTCATGGTAAAATAAAAGTAATCATTGATCCCGTCTTACCCAAAGGAGTTGAAATAGACGAAGACAACAATATTCTGGTATCTTATGCAGACCTTCAGGATAGTCTATTGGATTGGATAAGTATTTTAATAGATAAAGACCATGAAAAAGAATTAAAAAAAGAGGCATCTTTGGAAAAATGGATACTCAAGAAAAAAGGTATTCCTAGGATACGCTCCTTTATTTATGATACACAAGAATTATCAGATCTTATAGTTCTGTTTTCTTAGAAGACTTCTTGACTGTCTCTTTCTTCGCTTTAGGTGCAGGTTCTTCTTTAGTAGACTCTTTTATTTCTTCTTTCGTCTCTGGTTGAGATGGAACTTCTTGTTCATCAGGTTCAGTTTCTGGAACAGATATTGGTTCTGGAACAGACATTGGTTTTGGAACAGAATCTGCCTTGACTGGGACTGGTTCTGATTCACCGTCACTGTCATAGGCGTCTGGTTTCTTTTCAACAACCATCGAAACATAACACTTTCCCTTTTCAAACGTATCGGGTGGTTTGACCATCGCTTGATTCAGTTTCCAAGTCACTCCAAACTTTCCACTTGCAAACCAAATTCCACCACATGTCACCACACAGCAAACATTACTTCCCTTTTGAACCAACAAGTCAGGAGTATCACCTGAATCCGTTGGATAAATCGAACGACTGTTCATATCGAATAGATCAAACTTGGGATCATCTGTTCCATCTTTGTTTTTATAGATGGGAAGTTTGACTTTGATCGTTGGCGCACGAGTCGTATCCAAACTACCATCTTCTTTATTCTTTGGATACTTGAGCATAGGAGTCCAAAGTTCACGCAACACATCAATACTGTTGTATTTCTTTCCAAACCAATCGCGAGAATTTGTGAAAGCATCTTGAATAATCTTTTCCTCCATCTCTGCCATGACTTGTTTCAAATCTTGGGTATCTTTATTGGAAAATTCATCACGAGGAAACTGAAGACTCATATCATAAGTGGTTGTTCCATCATCATTCACTCGCTGCATGACACCATAGGTGAGCATCATTGGGGTGTGAAGAGTCAACCATTTTTTCGTAGTAGAATTCAGAATATTGATACTCTTTCCGCCCTTCTTATTTACGCTAGGTTTTCCGTAGATCATCTGGGTAGAAGGAGCAAATTCAGACGCTTTGACAATAAGGTTCGCCATGTTACTACAAGAAGATAGTCATAATCTTTAAATCAATTTTATTTTTCATTACGCAAATCATGTGGTAAACATAACTAAAGATTGTTCAAAAAATGATTAAATATAAATCTTTCTCTTATATAATGAGTTTTTATCCTACAAAATACAAAGAATATGCTTGGATCAAAGATAGAAATTATACCGTTCGTGACATTTGTAATATTTGCGACTTTTTCAACTTTTCGATCAAACGAAGAAAAAAAGAGGAAATGATAGAAGAATGCTATCATCATCTCATGAAAGGACATTTTGCTACACGAATTCAGAGAGCATACAAAAAAAGATGGTTGAGAGAATTTCGACAAACCCAAGGTCCCGCCTGTTTCAAAAGAAATATCTGTAATAACCCGGATGATTTTTTAACTACTGAAACCATGACGGAAATAGATTATTATTTTTTTATAAGTATCGAAGAACATGGTTTTGTCTATGGATTCAATGTAATTTCCGTCTACAATCTGATGAAGAAAAATACACCCTTTAATCCTTATACGCGAACGCCGTTCGCTCCTGAATTTATACAATGTGTAAAGCGAAGAATGAGATTAAACTATCTACTGAAAAAAACAGATCATCCGATTTATCACGAGATCCAACTTCCGTCTTACGACAGTAAAATTACAGATCTTTTTCAAAAAATGGATTCTTTAGGAAATTATACGCAAGTCGAATGGTATTTAAAACTAAATAGAGAACAACTCAAGAAGTTTATTTTAGAACTTTATGATATTTGGGATTATCGTGCACAATTATCTACCGCAATCAAAATGAAAATTTGCCCACCATTGGGAAAACCCTTTTTACGGGTTCCTATACATACCATCGAATACCATGCGCCTATGGATATAACCATGTTAAGAATGTACGGATATTCTATCATGGATGAACTTTTGAATAAAGCAGAACTTGTAGAGCATCAATGTTTAGGATCCTATTATATCTTGTCTGCGCTAACTTTGGTGAATCAAGAGGTCGCTGAAGCAATGCCCTGGTTATATCATTCCGTCATTTAAGGAATTTTAAAGTTGGTTCCTCTTTTTGACTCCTCTTATCGACTCCTCTTTAGGTAATAATCATAATGCGTAAAAATGAATATAAAAAGATCATATAGTATCATATATAATGACCACAGTAGCGAGCAAGAGTTCAAAGAAAACTTCCGTTCCAAAGGTAAAAGCACCCAAGGTAGTAGAGACTCCTACTCCTGTCCCTATTTCGCCAACAGAAGTGCTTGCACCTGTTCCAGTGCCTGTTCCATCTGAGAGTGTATCCGAAACTGTATCAGTCGCTTCAGGTGATGCGACAAACACTCTTCCTGAGTTGTTCATGAATCTCAACAAGTCGTTTCAGGCGGTGAATGCTCAAATCAGTCAACTCAAGAGCGACTTCCGACAGGTTGAGAAGCAGGTTACTCGTGAGATGCGCATCTTGGATAAGATGAATGCTCGGCGTAACAAGAATAAGGGCAATCGTGCACCAAGTGGTTTCGTAAAGCCTACCAAGATCAGCAATGATCTTGCAGCATTCCTTGGAAGGGATGCAGGAACCATGATGGCAAGGACAGATGTGACCAAACAGATTACTGCCTATGTTCGTGCAAATGGTCTCCAGGACAAGACGAACGGACGCCTGATTCTAGCAGATGAGAAGTTGAAGAAACTTCTAAACTACGATGAGACCAAGGTAACTGATCCAAAACAACAGTTGTCTTATTTCAATCTTCAGCGGTTTCTTTCGTGCCACTTCGAGAAGAGTGTTTAAAGAGTTCAATATCAAACGCTGACATAGATAAATGATTTAAATCATATTTTTTTAGACTAGATAGAATATTCAAAAACTTATCACTTTTATAAACAGATTTTATAAAATGATAAAAAAGTTGAACATGTCTTGTCGTTTTATTAAATTGTAACATGGTTTCATTGTTTTCAATAAACCAGTTCATGGTCTGTTGATAATGAAACAACAAAATAGATGTAATCACATAATAACAAATGCCGTTGGTATTTTCCTTATAAGATTTAATATCTCCCCTTATTAAATCTTCGTAACTTAAACCAAACTTGGAAAGAAAATGTTTCATTTGAATCAAACTATAGATACGTTCAATATTAAGATTGAGTTGAAAAATGCGTTCAAAATCTTCATAACTCGTCTGTTTTTCCATAAAAAAGGCGAAAAGTGCACAGTTGATTGTTCTTGACCAAAATTCGCACAGCGTTTCAAATAAAAGGTAATCACTCTCTACAAAAAAGAGGGGTTGTAAGAGTTTCTTGAAATCTACATCTACTTCGTTAAAATCTAAACAAAATAAATGAAAACATTCATGTATAAACACTTTGAGTAGTTCTTCCATACGAAAAATCAGAATCTCTTTTCGATAGGTATATCCGCTATTCACGTGTCTCGATTCTAAAGAAGTTAAGGTTCCTGAAATAGTCTTTTCAAAAGGAGTCAAAATAAAAGTTAAAGAATAATGATCCAAGAGTTCTACATCTTTGGAGCATAAGACTAAAATAAAACGGATAAAATAGACCATGTTTTGAATGTTTTCTTTTTCTAGAGTGTAAATTTTTATTTCAAAACAAGTTTTCCTGATATAGATGCGTAGAGTAGACAACTCAAATGAAGTCATTTCAACAAACTCTTGTATTTCATCAGGAAGAAACTTTGTCGATACAAGTTGTATCGTTTCGTTAGAAGAATGCTGTAATTCTGTTCTCGTTTTCGTTTCTTGTGCTTTGCAAAAAAGAGTATACAACAATTTGATAAAGTAAGTATTTGAAAAGGAGTATTGTAATAGTTGAGGATATTGTGTCATGACAAAATCAATATTTTGATTACTCTTTTGGGTGAGTTCTCGAATGAGCATTAGACTCTCTTTTTATTTTATTCTTCGATGGTTTCGCTTTTTTTAAGAGATTTTGTCTTGGGTTTGGTCTTTATTTTAGAAACCTTTAACTTTATTTTTTCAGGTGATTCAGGTTCCTTACCTTCGATCGTTTTGGATTTTGCTTTGGATTTTGTCTTCACGGGTTCAACCACATCATTCAATGAGATAGAAGGTGCAGAAAAGAGGTCTGATCTAGAATTTAGGGAAGTTCCTCGAATTTCACTGGGTTCGATGTCACTTGATACAGGTCCGATCACTGTATTCATAGAAGTTCCGCGAATTTCACTTTTTGTTGAAGGTTTGGTTTTTCTTGAAACACCTGATTTTGGAACACCTGTTTTTGGCGTTTTTCCTCGTCTTACAGGTTCGGGTCGTGTAACGGGTTCATCCATGACTTCTTCGATCGGTTCAGGTTCTTCTTTCGGTTCAATCACTTCAGGTTCAATTGGTTCAGGTTCTTCCGTCGGTTCAGGTTCTTCCGTCGGTTCAATCACTTCAGGTTCAATCACTTCAGGTTCTTCCTGATCTACTTTGTATTCCGTATCAGGTTCTTTCACGGGAATCGAATTTTCTACAAACGATTCTTCAGGGATTACGCTAAGCAAATTGTCTTCTCCTAAGAATGCATGACTTTCGATATCCACTTTAAGGATGGTATTCCCATTCTTGGTATCCCATCTACGTTGAGTTTCTTCATGTATATGAAAATTTGTAAAGTTTTCGGTCTGGTTTATTAATTTGAAAGTTACCTTAAAAAAAGGTTGCAATGCAATCAAGGTCAATACAATAGTATATTTATCGACTGCGCGCTCCTTAAGCGTTTGTAAAAAGGATTCGGTAGGTTCTCCTTTTTTTGTTGCAGAGATTAACTTAAGAATAGATTTCATTTTTTCTACTTCTTTTTTCATTAACATTTGTGTGTTTAAAAACTCCTTGTCATTTGATCCATCACTTGCCATCATTTCCTTTTCAATCTTTTTATAAATAGGATACAATATATTGTAAGTATCGTTTAACCTTCTCTTTTTGTCTTGAATCTTTGGAAAAAGTTCCATTAAATAATCGAAAATATTCACAGTTTCAGACACTTCTTTCATGAAAAAATTTAACAATCTGGATGGTTCCATTTCATACTCTTCAAACAACAACAAGGATCCTTCAGGGAAAGTAGATAAATCAAAAAACATGGGCATCGTATCTGTTTTCTTTTCATATACTCCTAATTTACAGAGGACTCTATCTTCTTTAATGACATAAGCGTAACAATAAGCGACACCTGAATCACTCATGATAGATTTTCCCGGAGCAATCATAATGTTGTTTCCTGATACAGGTAAACGATACAACTCACTATTTGTGTCTCGATCGTCCTCTTCTAATTTATCCAATTGAGTAGTATATGTTTTATTGAGAATTTGTGACTTGACTTTGCTTTCCATTTATATATAATTAGTTATATTTTTATATAAATATAGGATTAAATGACCAAAGGATTAAATGACCAAAGGATCATACACCCGTATGACTCTTTATAATATCATCTAAATCCATACATTTAAACTTCATTTTTGGAGTGAGTTTAGGATGTTGTTTGATTTCTTTCATCTTAAGAACAATGGTTTCTAATTGATCGTTAAAAAGTAAATACTCCATGCATTCTTTGATAATAATAAAGATACAATGAAGCATCTGTTCGTTGAGTTCTATTTTATCAAATACTTTATCTTCTATTAATTTGTCCTGTAAAAGAATACATAAATCAGTGATATGTTCAATGTCACAAAGATTGGTCTTCATCAAATTAATAAAAAAGGTAAGAGTAGAATCCAATTGTTGAATTTTTTTGGTATATTCGCAAAACTGATCATAATTGGAGGTTTGGGTAAAGTCAAAGGATTGTAACTCGGCGAAATACTTTTGATAATGAACCTGAAAAATGTCATAAAAGGAACGATTCATATCAATCAATTCCTTGTATAATTTGGAAAAGAGTTTGGAATAAAATAAATTAGAACTTGCAATGTTAAAGATCACCAGCGTGATTTTATTCATATCTTCCACTTGTTCAATACCTTGAATCAAAACACAAATAGAATCTCTCAGTTTATCATAGTTTTTTTCGGTAATTTTATTCAATATTTTAAGTATTTCGCTTACGTTACTTTCCTTCTTCACAATGACCGTTTTCTTAATCTTCTCTAGAATCGGAATTTGAAGTATTTTTCTGATTTCATTGAGTTGATCCATCACCGAATCAGGAAGACAATGTTTTTCTTTATTCATCGTCAACGACAATTGAACAAAGGTCTCATAACTATGCATAGTATGAATATACTTTATATTTTTAAGTTATATCCTTCTATTAATTTTATCTATGGACTATACGTATGGATACAATTCAAAGTCAGTTAGATGATTTATATTTAAATGTAGAATTGCATCGCGAAACCATCGATGCTAAATTACCTATAGAGTATGTAAACCATGAACGGTTGTCTGACATTCTTCGTGATGATTTAGAAATGAGTAAGACCCAACCACTCTATGAAAACATTATCCCATCACAATCGATGAACATGAATAAATGGTGCTCTTTGTATACAAAGGATACGCGCTATCTAAAACAAACACAAAAATGCATCAAACGTTATTCTATTCAACCTTATTCTTGCACCTCATTTAAACAACACTATGAAGGATATATACAAGAAACCAATTTCATCGATAAATATCAATATGTTGGGTTTAAGATGTTTAAACAACTCAATGAATCTAGTGGGTTTTTACATTGTCTCAGTCTTTATAATTTAACAAGTCCTATATTTTCTTTGTTGTCTCCTCTCATTATGTTATTGTTTCCATTCATGCTTTTAAAAATACAAAATATTCCAATTACCATTGGCGGGTATGTGACTCATCTAACTCAAATATTTAAACAAACGAGTCTCTATCAACTTTTGTTTAATATAAAAAGTATCTCTTTTCAACAGAGATTGTCCGCTTTCTTTTCGCTTTTTATTTACCTTTTACAAGTCTACAACAATGTCCTTTCTTGTATGTCCTTTTATCGTAACATTACTACTATTTATGATTTTTTAATGCATTATGAAACACATCTGAAACAAAGCATCACTCTGATCGAACAAACCGCGAATCATCTACGTTCTTATTCTACTTATAAACCTTTCATGGATGAGTCATTGAGACAAAAAGATATCTTACAAAAAATGTTGTCTAACCTTCAACAGATTCAACCGTCCAATTCTCTATGTTTAAAAATAGGACAAATTGGGTTATTGATGCATTTGTATTATGATTTATTTATGAATGAAACCTATCATAAGGCGATCCAATATACCTTCTTTTTACATGATTATAACATGGATATCCTTTCTATACAATCTGCAGTCCATTCCCATAAACTAAGACCTTGTAAATATGGTAAAAAAACGGTCATTGATGGGTTGTATTATATTGCATTGATGAATGAACCTATCATTCGAAATGACCTTGATCTGAAAACCAATTTACTCATTAGTGGACCCAATGCTTCAGGTAAGACAACTGTTCTCAAATCTCTATTGTTGAATGTGATCATGAGTCAACAGTTTGGTTATGGTTGTTATGATAAAGCGACTATCCATTGTTATGATATTTTTCATTCTTATTTGAATATACCGGATACATCGGGTCGAGACAGTTTATTCCAAGCAGAAGCGCGCCGTTGTAAGGAAATATTGGATTGTATTACAGAATATCCAGAGAAGAGACATCTGTGTATTTTCGATGAAATATATTCAGGGACCAACCCAACCGACGCAGTTACTTGTGCGAAGTTATATTTGAAAGGATTACACCATCATAAGGATAGAGTTGATTATTTAATTACCACGCACTATATTTCACTATGTGAGCATTTCAAAGAAAATAGGTATGTCACGAATCAAAAGATGAAGGTCAAGGAAAGTCAAGATAAAATAGAATACGAGTATAAAATGGTAGAAGGAATATCCTACGTAAATGGTGGAAGTTTTATTTTAAAACAACTAGACTACCCTTCTTATTTATATGAATCCGTTTGAAATGATTTAGAAAAATATTGAATTTAAGTATAATGGGATTTTCGTCTATCTTGGACATTAGTAGTTTTTTTATTGGAATGATTATCAATCTGATCTTTGTTGCGTTGATGTGTTATTACTTCAAACGAAAGTATGACTACTTATACGAAGCACAGTGCGAGCAGTCCAAGATTCTCTATCAATTGTTACATAAACCTACAACAACGTCTACGTCTACTTATGCAGTTCCTTCGATGGATTTCACTTGCGATCCTTTAGTGAAGGTATCTTGTTCCAGTGGTTGTCTCAGCGAAGAGGAATCCGATAGCGACAGCGATTCTGACAGTGATGGCGAGATTGATATAGAAAAGAAGGATGTCATAGAAAGTGTCCTATTTGAACTTAACTCTAGTGAATTGAGAACCATTCATCTTAACCCGGATGATACGAACAATGTTGAATTGAAACAGGTTGACTTGAAACAGATTGACCTTAACTCTAGTGAATTGAAACAGAATGACTTGATTCCGATTATTGATCTTGAATTGGATCCTATGGATCATGTAACCGTAGAAGAAGTAAAATTGGAGGAACCCGTCGAATTTAGTGTCTCGATAGAAATTGAACCACAAGAAACCAACTATAGTAAAATGTCTATCAAACAACTGAAGGAAGTTCTTTCTTCCAAGGGAATTAAAATAAAACCCAACATCAAAAAAGATGAATTAATTGAACTTATCACAAAAGATACTTCAAGTTCTAGTTCTTAGTTATTTTATGTTGGTTTATAGTATGTGGTCTACGCAGACAACTCCGAATAATGACACTTCCTCCAAACAACCAGGTATCTTAACAGATGGACGACCTTTTACAGATTATATACAAGACTCAAACCGAAATGAACGCATCAAACAAGAAAATAATATTAAAACAAACGAAGAGTATCGATTGTTCTTAACCAAAAATGCAGACATCCTTATGCAGTATAATTATGAGCGTTCGATTCATCAAAATCAAACCCCCTATTTTCCTGCCGTTCAATATGGAAGTCCATTTCTTTACAACAGTGTGCAAGAAGATTCAAAACCTTATGGATATGAAGATTCTACTCCAAAACAAATGTATTTGACTCGTGAACAGATAGATGATAAAAAACGAAGATTGTATAAAGAAGAATATTAGTATTATGAATTAAACATTTAGATCTATACTTAATGAATGCATATAAGTATAGATGTCGGTATTAAAAATCTTGCCTTTATCATCTATGACAAAGAGTTAGGTATTGTTGAATGGAAAGTTGCAGAACTTTGTGAAAAAGGACAGAATGCGTCCAAACTGAATATGATTGAAATTGGTAAAACATTATTCGAGACATTGGAACAGATCCATCATCCGATTGACCAGATTATTATCGAAAATCAAATCGGACAAAATGCCATAAGAATGAAAATGTTACAAGGAATGATTAGTTTTTATTTTATATCCAAAGGCATGCATCAAATTCATTATTGGAATGCAGGAAATAAATTAAAAAGATTCATTAAAACAAAAACAACGTATAGTCAACGTAAAAAAGTAGGAGTTCAGATTACACGTGATATTATAAAGGATATTTTTCCTTTACAGATTCAATATTTTGAGACACATAAGAAGAAGGACGATCTTGCAGATTGTTTTCTCCAATTGTTGGATTTTTTAAGTAAACAAAATGAATTGCCTGAACCTATAGAATTAATATGTAATGCGATAAACTTAAAGTAATAGTATAAAGTGTTATCATATATGGAGGAGATTAGTTTAGATACTTTGAACCTAAACCCTTCTTCTGATTTTGGAGGAGGAGTAGAATATTTACTCAATGACAAAAGTGATAAAAAAAGAGAGGGTCCGCAAGTTTCTATAGAAGAAGAACTCAAAGAATTTGAAATGAATGTTCCTTCTCCACGATTTAAACCGATCAAATTAAATATGGAAAATACAACCGAACCCATCAAAATAGGAAGGGATACTGCTTCTATGGATACGTTTCAACAATCGTCCGATGGGTTTCGGCATATCAATGATATCCCTATCGAACAAGAGATGAAAAACATTGAAGTCAAATCCAAAGAAGAAATCTTGAAGGATAAATTTGTTCTTCTCCAAAAACTTCAAACTTTAGAAACAAAAGGTGTCTCCCTCAGTAAACATTATACGATGGATTCTTCCTTGGATGAAATGAAAGGCGAATATGAGTATCTTTGTTCTGAGCGCGAGAGAAAGAATAGCGTACAGTTTCAAAGTAAAATATTGACGACACTGATTACAGGAATCGAATTTTTAAATTCTAGATTTGATCCGTTCGATATTAAATTGGATGGTTTCTCGGAATCTATTAATGAAAATATCGAAGATTACGATGAGATCTTTAGCGAATTGGCAGATAAATACAAGTCCAAGGCAAAAATGGCACCTGAATTAAAACTCATGTTTCAACTCGCTTCTGCTGGAATTATGGTGCATATGACCAATACGATGTTCAAGTCTTCTGTGCCTGGCATGGATGATATTATGAGACAAAATCCAGATCTCATGCAACAATTTACCAAAATGGCAACCCAGACCATGGAGAAAACCAAACCGGGCGTGGCGCAGTTTATGAATGAATTTCAACCGAGACAAGGAAACGGACAAGGTCCTAGACCTCAGAATCCTCCAGATCGAAGACCCGACATGAATGGTCCAGAAAATATTAATAGTATTTTAAGTGGAATGAAAAAGAATGTGAATATGGAAAAGAATGAAAGTTTAGTGAGTCTGGAAGACGTAAGTGATTTGAATGTTCCTGCCATTTCTAAACGAGGGCGTAGAAAAAGCGACAAAAATACGATTTCCATTGTGATCTAAAAGAATTTAAATATTCCTACTCAGATAGTTCAAATGAACAAAATGAACACATTACAGACAAAACTGACCGATATTCAATCTACTATTGTGGACCTAGAAACATTGATTCAAGAAAAATCAGAATCTATCAAACAGATTGAGGCACAGATTGCAATACTCGAAGAGAATTACCGTGCAGAAAAATCACAAGTAGACGAATTTACAACAAAACTAAAGGGGTTTAAGGAACTCATGCATGAAACAGACAATTATTACAATCAAATCGAACAAAATATTGATACGTTAATGACGATACTTACGACGTCTCGTTCTTAGTCGTTTTCTCATCGTCTTGACATTCATCTTGACACGTGTACGTGTTCTTGAATTCTTGACAAGAGTGTTGACATTTTTCTTTTTCTTTTTAGATCCACCCCATCTAGGTGCGAATGCAATAAAATAAGGTTGTAATTGTTGTAAAAGACTTCTATGAAGTTTTTTGCAGTTCGTTTTTGATTTTAGAGCAGAATCTACTTCGATATTTTCTCTGGTAACGTCGACAATCACGATCGCATATTCGATCGCATCCTTTTTTTTGGTTTTAATGACTTTTAATAGTTCACACTTTTCCTGTTTATCAGATCTAGCACAATAAGATGATTCTTCGTCCTTGTTTATTTTTTTCTTGAAATGCTGTTTTGCTTCTTCTTCGTCCGTTGCCTGGTAATATTTATATTGGACCATTTTGTAATTCTTAGAAATATCTGTTTTCTCTTCGGAAGAATGTGCTGCGGTTAGATAAAGGAGTTGATTCGTTTCAAAAAGTAGAGAAACGATACTTTTTTTGTTATTTTCTATAAACTTTTCTAATTTACCATTTTTGGTTTCACTTACATACTCATTTGAGTCAGACAAACTATTCTTGATATATCCTGCGTATTCTAACAATAAACTATCATTCTGGTTTATCTTTAGAAACATTTGGTTTAGTTTGGTCTCTTTGGTCAGTTCTTTCTTCTCCGTTAGAAATCCAATCAGTGATTTCTTGTCAAATAAAATATTTTCGTAAAATTTTATGGTTGTATCTGAATTTAATGAACCATTCATATCTCTGAAATTGAACCACTTATACTTTTCATAGTTGTGGAGTTCCTTATCAAATTCAACCATACCATCATATTTATTTTCATATCTTCCCTTTATGTTTTGTTTAAAATAAATCACAGGTCCAACAGTAGTGGTTTCAATCGTGATGGCATCTCCTTCTTCATATAATTCTTTCTCTGAGGGTTCTTTTTTTGTAGGTTCATTCTTTTCTTTTAATTTTTTATATTTTGCAGTGAGACCCCTATACTCTCGAAAGGTATAGGTTGTTTGGATATCCTTTTTCTCAATAAAATATCCAACCTTTGTTTCACCGTCGTTATAACGTAGTTTATAGATATACTGTGCCCCTGGTCTAATCTTCATAAAGTCATCCAGGTCATCGGTTCTATTTACTCTATAAAAAATACGAAAAATGGATTGTTGATCACGAGCAGTTGCGGTTTTCAAATATTCTTTATCATTCGTTCGTTTATAAAGATCTGTAAACGTTTTGACAACCTCCAACAAGGCATTTATTTGGTCCTCTTTTAATACTTTACCGTCTGCCTTGTATTTTCGCGTGGCATTTTCTGGAGTGAGTTGACTGATTGGATCTTTCACTTCGGAACGAGAGTTCAATCCAAGTCTCTCTAAAAAAGTGCTCAAGAGTTGATTTACTATTTTTGTCTTTTCATCTTTTAGTTTTGTATTGTAATATTGTGTAAAAAAATTACCTGAAAGATCTACGGTATAGCAGATGGTATCAAATTTGGGTTTAGACGGTGGACGAAGGTTCGTGGGTTTCGGTTTGGATTCTTGTATAAAGTCAAACCAACGATTAAAATAAAGAGTCAGACGATCTTTGTATTCTTCAGCGCTTTCTTCTTCATCGGAAAAGACAGGCACAAACATGTAATTGTTTTTTTCCGATCTTTCAAATTCAGTCTTTGTGTCTTTTATACCGAGAATAGGTCTATAAATAGAAGAAATCTCTTCTCTTAATCTATTTTTACTGTCTATATCATGATATACTGGAAAAAGAATAATACTATTTTCATTGCGTTGAAATAGTTTCCCTACGGTATTCTCAAATACTTTTTCAAACAATAGATTGTGCAACATATAATTCACATTCTCGTCATTTGTTTGATAAGGAGTATATTTTTTAGTATAAGAATCGCGAATCTTTTCAAACGTCAATCCAGGAACCAACAGAGACAACTCTTTATCCATCGTTGAATAGTCTTTTTTTTTGATCTGTTCACTGTATACGGTAGATACGTATCTTTGTAAGTTCATACTATAAAGAGTTAAATAAAATTTTCTTTATAAAGAGTATTCTTAATCAGATCGTCTTGTTCATTTTTTTCTTTGTTTTTTCTTGCCCTTTTCAAGGTATAGATCGCTTCGTTGACTTCTTGTTGTGTGACTTCTTCCCCCAACTCTTCACGTAACTCTTTGTAATCTTCAGGGATGATACAATACCTACTATTTTCATTAAAGAGATAATCCACCAATAGAACAAAAAGTGCAGTGAGTAACAAAGACGTGACAATGTCTCGGGTGCCTATCCATAAAATGGAAAAGATTAACAATAGTCTACCCAGTGTATATTTCATGAAACTTTCTTGTGAGTGACTCAGTTCAACCACAATGTATTTGGATCCAATATTCATAATCAACATGATGATACCTGCAAAAAATTTACTGTCATTAAGCGAATAGATAAAATACAAAAATGGGTTTTTTTTTATTTTAGAGGACTTACTTTTAGACGGAGACATATTATAGTTGAATGATAAAAAAAAATATCAGATTCTAATAAAGGTATGTCTCTTGCACTATTTGCTTCACCCATAGAATGTAAAGACGATTATTTAGAAAATAAAATCAATAAAGAAAAAACAAAGTTGAATTACCAATCTTTACAAACGCAGTTAAAACCGACCTCTGCCCATGGTGCATACAATGCGATGAATCACAATGCGATGAATAACAATGTGATGAGTAAAGAATCGGAGTATAACATGAATTCAGTGTATAACATTCATCAAAATGTAAAGGAAGAAAGTGAACGAGAGTTGTCTAATTTTTATCAAATGGAGAAAGAAAGACAAGATATTCTACCCGTCATTAAAACCAATCAGTTCATGTTAATGGAAGATCAAGACAAGGTTCCTGCAAAAACACTGGATTCTGTGTTGGTCCACAAGATTGATAAACTGATGGAAATGATTGAAGAACAATCTGACATTCGAACCTCTAAGAAGAACGAAGAAATTGTGCTTTACTGTTTTTTAGGCATCTTTACAATCTATATATTAGACTCGTTTGCATCCATTGGTAAATACAGTCGTTAAAATGACTATAAGTCATTCTCGTGTTCAATTACTTATGCTGAAGAACACAGATGGACATAGGAATAGATTCAAAGGACAATGTCTTCACATGAGTAAATCCAGCATTTCTTGATTCATACAGGATCGTCTGTTCACTGTATTCGTATAAGTCCAATAAATTGGTTCTTGTGATACCATTTGTATCTGTAATCGTTTCGGTTTGTGTATGGTCTTTCCATTCGAGTGTATAATTATAATTGGATTTAAAGTATTCAGAAGGATGATGATTCACTGTTTTATACACTGGAAAAGTTCGTATATCTGTAAAGCATACGAAAAAATAACCACTATGAATCGTCCAATCTTTTACAGTGAGACAAAGTTCTTTGAAATTAGGAATTGTATGAAGAGTGAATAAAGGCAAAATAACCTGACTAAATTTATGATTTGGAAAAAGAGAAGGATCTACATACGACCCTTGGACAAATTCCTGTTTTGGATATTTGTAACGGGACATCTTAACCATTGCTATCGACGGATCAAGACCTATCGTCTGAGTTGTCTCAGAAAGAAGTTGAACCAAATGTCCCGTTTTGGATCCGAGACAAAGAGTAGGTCCGTGTTTACGAAAATAACTACGGATTAGTTGGATAAATTCTATGTAATAAGGAACCGTAAGAATCATATCGTCATAATTATAAGCGTAAAAAGGATCGTCTATTTTTTCATTACGGTAGGTTTTTTGTTGTATTCCATCCCCTTTGATGATTAATGAGAAACCTTCTTTTTGATTCATCACAAGATAAATGTAAAGAATCAATAAACATAAGACAAGATAAAGGATCATTTGTATAATGTATTATTTTTTTTTGTCCGTAACTATCTAAATGCTGATTCATGACACGAGAACACAATTCAAAGTTCATACCTTTTCTAATTTTAAAAAGACAAAGGTATTGAAGGAATTAGAAAATTGCATTTGTTACCAAAAAAAAGAGGAAGCATTTTACTGGACAGGTGAACTTATTTGTAGCGGTCATCTGTTGGAATTATGGAACCTCTATTTACACGTCATGTGTAAATACATACATATCAATAATCCAAGATTACCTGTTTACTTAGATAAAAAATTCAACGATTTCAAAGAAATTGCAAACGAACACAATGATTTAGAATTGAGAAATATAGATGAGATTCGAACAATCTTATTTACAATCACCCTTCTTCTATGCGAAAGTAAAAGGATCATGATTTTAGAGGAACTACATTTTGCCTTTAAATTTGAGAATATTTTTACTAATCTCAAAGCACCCAATGTAGATTTTATCAAACCTTTTTTCCAAGAGGGAGATCCCAAAGAAATCTATATTCCTTTGAATGAATGCGCCTATCATCTAATTGAAACCAAAAATAGAATGGATATCTTTTACTGGATTGATTGGATGATACACTATGATGAGAATTGTCTCAAGAACAAAAAACCATTAACTTGTGTAACCAGAGAATTTGTTACCGTAAAAAGTAATAATATGATATGGATTTTATTTGACCTCATTCTATCCTTTCAAGAACCAGTCGTCTTGCATCGAATTTTACAATCGTTGATGAATCTATTTAGTATTAAATATACTCCTGCTACGAATAAAAAGAAAAAATCTATCCTTAATTTATGTGTCTTGTTGATCATTCACGATTCTGTAGACTTTACCACCAAGTTGATTGAGAATACTGCCAGTTTTACTCCGATCCAAGAAAATATAAAACTCATTTTTGATCAAATCAAAAAAAATGAGATTCATGATGATTAAATATCTATCTATACATATGGCAAAAAATATATTACGTAAACAATTCGGTCCTATGTACGGTAAAAATAAACCTTATGATAAATCCTACGATAATCTTGAACCGTTGCCAAAGAATACCATCCCTATGGAAACCTTTATAGAGCAACCGTCGGTTACAGTCACGCAAGTTATTTTGTTTACGATTCTTCTATTATTTATTCTCTTTCTCTATTTAAACCGTCAACGGATCTATGCATTCTTACAAAACATATACAAAGATTTTAAACCTGGAGACAAAGTAGATCAGATCGAACAAACCTATCACGATCTATCAAACAATCTTTGGAAAAAATCAGATTCCAACCTAGAGTCTAAAATAGATGAAATTTTGAAAAATGAACAGAAAATTCTAAAAAGTATCGATCAATGTGAAAACGATAGAACACAAAAAGAAAAACAACAGGAATCAGGAGGGGTTCATCAAATTGAAGAAAAAATAAATAGATACAGTAACGAACAGATGGTCAAAGCGAACGGTTTTTGTTATATCGGATATGACAAAAATCAAAGAGAATGTGCCAATGTGTTCGAAGGAGACATTTGTATGAGTGGACAGATATTTCCTACTCTAGCAGTTTGTTTAGACCCTCATCTACGACCTTAAAGAAATGAACGGAAACGGATTAATGGATTGAGTTGATACCCTGGATAACCCTGGTCATGAATTCCACTATACGTCGGTGGAAGTAATATAGATTCTTGTGCACAAGGTATTGCATTTTGTATAGTAGATTGACTTAATTCAGAAGAACCTTTGACCTTACTCAGTCTACCGAAAGAATGTTTTTTTGTAGTTTGTCCATGTAGATTTTTGTATTGTAATATTTCTACCTTACGTCTCATTTTAAGATCTTCGTAGGTCTTATTGTCTGGTATAACTACATTTTGTCCAGTAGATCTAGCAACGTCATCTATGTTTCCATCCCTACTTTTCATGGATCTTAATTGAATAAGACGATTATAACCAGTATTTGAAACACATTTTGGGTTCTTTAAAAGAACAGATCTGTTTGTACTATAACTCATGTTATATTGTCTCTATTTTTTTTGTCACGGATATTTTTTCGATAAGATGTTTCTCAAAAATATAGTGGCATTTGTGTTTCTCTGGTAATTGATGTTTGACGCAGAATTGGTGTTCGCATTTACATTGGATCAGAATCACGGTCTTCTTGTTACAGTGGAAACAGAATGGATTCATATTTATAAGAAAAGATTCTTTTTAGGGTATATCAATTTTTATACTCTTGGTTAACTCTTCATTCATCTCATCATCTGAATCATCCTCCGACTCAACAACGGTTTCTGCACCATCTTCTGTGCCATCCTCCGAATCGCTCTCTATCTCGATCTTTAGAGGACTCTTTACCTTTTCTTTTCCTTGGATAATGACATTGTCTCCTTCAAACATTTCTTTACGAATCTCTTCCATCGTTGCATTCACGCCTAGATTTTTCTCCTGACTGTTCATGTTTTGAATCGATACCAATTCGCCTTTTTCATTGATTGTTTGGGTTAAGCGATTGTTGTTTTGTTTTGCCTTTTCTACGTTTTCTTGAATCGCCTTAAGTTTCGTATCCTTGACGCGTTTTTCAAACTCTTGTTTTGCATTATCTTCATTCTTTTTCTTCTCATGCATCAGTTCATTTAATTCTTTCTCTAGATATTGCACATTTCCTGTCTTATATGCTTCCGGATGAAAAGGTACCCACAATCCAACCGGTCCTACATAGACATCGTGATTCGGATCTACCTCACGAATCATCTTGCAACGAAGTTCTGCTTCACCTTGAGTAGGAAATACACCGCGCACTTTGATCCCTCGCACAGAAGTTTGAAAAGAATTTTCCTTTTGATAGAGGTCGTTTAGGTCTGACTCACGACGATCCAGAAAGGTTCGATAATCATCCTCCACATTTTGATAAAGGGTCTCTTTTTCAGTTTCAATATAAGAGGTATACTCTTCTGTAAGTTCCTCCATTTTAATATTGTATTTAAAGGAAACAAAGTTAAGAAAGGTATTAAACTTCTCCATGGACTTTGTAAAGTCATAAGACTTCAAAAAATGAGAGAAGAAAAATCGATCCTTATTTTGAATCTCATTCTCTGGAGAAATAAAGGACAAACAAACAAACTTTTGTTCAGCAATAGGTTTATCTTCGTCTAGCAAATCGACCAGTTTGGAAGTTTTACCTTTCTTTGATTTGGACAACGAGTTTGACATTTTATACTTAACCACGGTTTTATTTATATATTTTTCTTCCTTTATTATATAATGGAAACGACCAATAGACTATTAAAATATATCATTGAAGGAATCATTGTGGCACTAGCATGTTTCGCGATACCCAAAAGATCCATGGAGATCCTAGAGATTCTCTTGATTGCATTGATTGCATCCTCTACCTTTGTCATTCTAGACACCTATTTACCATGTAAATGAACCTATTAGATGTAAGAATCAAATCGTCGGAATAAAATCCCAATCGAGTTCCTTGCATATTTTTTTCCAAATCTCATCTTGTTCGATCTTCTTCTGATCTTTCAGCATGGGAAAGAACTCTAGATATTGTGTCTCTCCAAGTAATTCACACAATTTATAGAGCGTATAATAATAATTCAAGAAATTGACACGATCATCAGGACAATATTTGGCGTAAGGGCGTTGAATATCCATAAATAAATTACAAAGAATTTCTTCTAGTTTAGGTGTCATGACCGGAGGTTTAATTCCTAATTTGTCTTTAATAAAGGGTATGTGTTCGTAATATTTATTAAATCCTAATTTCTTTAAGATTTCTTTTGTTTTTTTATTGTTGAGTTCACTCGAATGGATACGTTCCTTTTTGACTTGGTTCATAATGGTCGTAATAATTTCTTGAGGAATATCGGTTGATTCTTTCGCCTGAAACTGAGACAAAATTTCTCTGAAATGATTGATCCTTTTATAGGCGTAAAAGGAGACTTCTTTCGGAGGTTCCTTGTAAGAGGGTTTATCATTATCTACCAAAAACTTATGATTCGAAAAGCAGTGATTGCAAATGATGATTCCTTCATGATTCACCTTAATCAGTTCACCGATGGTGCAATGTTCGCAAATATTTTTATTATACGTGTAACATTTCATATTCACGGATTCAAAACAATTCTTTTCCATGTAAGATTTTACACAATCATTCATCGTCTCTAAGGGTATATCCATTTTGTCTTTTACATTAAAAAAAGTGTTTATTTTTTTCTTTTGATTCATGTTTTTGTCAATATCCTGCTTGGTTTCAAAATACTCGAACAAAGATTTTGAGTTTTCTAAATAATAACGATTTATGTCATCTAATATGATATCCTTTTTTCTTTTAATTAAAAGAATATGGTGCGATATCATTTCCGTATTTTCGTCGGTTCTCTTTCTTTCTAATTCTTCCATCTTGTGATTTAGTTTAGGAATAATTATACTTTTCTTATTATAGAAATCTTTTAGTTTTTTATGATATAATTGATCGAGTGTTTCATCATATTTTAAATTCATTTTATAGAATATTAGGAAGGTGTTTATCTTATTTTACCTTTATTTAGTAAAATTACGATTTTTTTTTCTTTTCCTATTCTATAAAATGGGAGGCGGTTTGATGCAATTAGTCGCTTACGGTGCTCAAGATGTTTACCTTACCGGTAACCCTCAAATTACTTACTGGAAGGTTACTTATCGCCGTCACACTAACTTTGCGATGGAGTCTATTGAACAGACTTTCAACGGACAGAGTGATTTTGGTCGACGAGTGACCTGCACGATTTCCCGTAACGGAGATCTTGCTTACCGCACTTATCTTCAGGTGACTCTTCCTGAGATAAATCAAGGCATGAAAGGCACTACTGGTGGTGTTTATGCCCGGTGGTTGGATTTCCCTGGTCACCAGCTCATTGATGAGGTAGAGGTAGAGATTGGAGGTCAGCGCATTGACAAACAGTATGGTGATTGGATGCAACTCTGGACCCAACTTACCATGGATCAGAACCAGGAGCGTGGTTACAACAAGATGATTGGACAGACCACTCAACTCACTTTCTTGACAGACCCTAATTTTGCCAACGTAGATGGTCCTTGTGACGCGTCTGCTCCTCATCAGGTGTGCGCTCCACGAAACGCCCTTCCTGAGACCACCCTTTACATTCCTCTTCAGTTCTGGTTCTGCAACAATCCTGGTCTTGCTCTCCCCCTCATTGCTCTCCAGTATCACGAGGTCAAGATCAACATCAACCTTCGTTCGATTGAAGAATGCCTCTGGGCGGTCAAAGATATTAACGCAACATCGATGAACCAGATGGTAGATGCTGCCTACCAGCAGTCGCTTGTCTCTGCGTCTCTCTACGTGGATTACATCTACCTTGATACCGATGAGCGTCGCCGAATGGCGCAGAATCCTCACGAGTATCTTATTGAGCAGCTTCAGTTCACGGGTGCTGAGTCGGTCGGTTCCTCCTCGAACAAGATTCGTCTCAACTTCAACCATCCATGCAAGGAACTTGTGTGGATTGTCCAACCAGACTGCAACGTTGACTACTGCGCGTCCACCACGGGTGGCAACACTCTGTTCCAGGCGCTCGGCGCTCAACCTTTCAACTACACGGATGCGGTAGATGCTCTTCCCAACACCATCAAGGCGTTTGGAAGTGATGCTTCTACCAATGGAACCAATGGATTCATCAACGCCTCAGGACTCTTCGAGTCTCGTGGTGCGGATGGTCTTCAGATGACAGGCACAGGAAATGTTGGAAGTTCGGCAAGTCTCGGAAATTCCCAGGTTTGGGGCGCAAATGCAGAGCAAGGTGTAAACGAGTTCCAGTCCACTGTTTCGGACGCGGGTTCCTTTGTTCTCTCGGAGACCTCCCTCAACATGCACTGCTGGGGCGAGAACCCGGTGGTCACTGCCAAACTCCAGCTTAACGGTCAGGATCGCTTCTCGGAGCGTGAAGGAACCTACTTCGACCAGGTCCAACCTTGGCAGCACCACACTCGGTCGCCTGATACCGGTATCAACGTCTACTCGTTCGCTCTCCAGCCAGAGCAGCACCAACCATCGGGCACCTGCAACTTCTCGCGCATTGATAACGCAACTCTCCAACTCGTTCTTTCGAACGCGACGGTTGCTGGCACTGCCACTGCCAAGGTGCGCGTCTATGCTCGCAACTATAACGTGCTAAGGATAATGTCGGGGATGGGGGGACTGGCCTATTCTAATTAGTGATCGGTATGGGTGGACTAGCATACTTTATCGTTTTTTTTGTATCAATCGTTTTTTATACTCTAAAATAAAACAAATTATATAATATTTTTGTTTTATTTACGATGGAACATTGTTTCTTGTTCGCTTCCACGACGATTTCTTTACGAATCTTATGATCTGTCTCACGATCTTTTTCGAGACAACCTGTGCACTTGCTTCGTAGATACGTCAACGGATTCTGTGCGCGACAACCGCGTATATCATTTGCACATGTTTTCATTCCATTTTGTTGGGTCTCTTCTCGAAACCATTCCACTTGATGTTTCCCACAATAATGATGGTATTTCTCTTTGAATCGACAACTATCTTTAAGACATTTTGCAACTTCCATTTAATTTTTACATAGTTTAATACACGTATGTCAATTTTAAATGAAAGTTCAGTATAGAGAAACTTGAACGGTTTCTTGGTCTCATCCTAGAATTATATCTATTTATCTATAATGAGACTAAGTAAAAAGAGAAAAAATAATGCAAATAAAAGATATACTCTACGAGGAGGTATGCAGATGACACAAAAAGAATGGGATGAAAAAACATTACATGAACAATTAACCCTGATTTTAAAAAACCCTGATAAAGAGGTAGAGAATAGGATTGTAAGAGTGAAATCTATTAAATTTTATTATTGTATTGAAAATGATGCCTTTAATAAAAGTGTTGCTAAACTTTTAGAACATTTGTCCAATAAAGATTTTATAAAAAAAGATATAAATAGAGAATATAACCCGGATGGTATTGAGACATATATAAGAAGTATATTTATTAGACTACCCGACCTAGTTAGGTGTAAATATAATAAAAGATCGGATTACCTTGTAGAATTAGAAGAAAAAGTAACTAAATTAAGAAAATGGATAGAAGAATCCAATACAAATTCTGATACAAATTCTGATAGGATAACCCTAATAGAGGAGTGTAAATCCTTCATAGATGAATTTAGGTCTAAACAAAAACATTATGGCGAATTTAAAAACAATTTAACTTCGGACGAAATAGATGTATCCAAACTGATAACAGACGAGGATGAAAAAAGAGCAGGGGTATTATCAAGACTGACGTTTAAATACATCTTTAATAAAAATGTAAATAACCTTGTCCAAAGGAAACAAAAGGCGGAAGTTGCCGAAATGGAAGAATCTAGAAGAGGCGACAGTAGATTCGGTCCAGGCATTAAAATGAAACCCGGAATAAATGGAAAAAGTTTTATAACGGACGTTAACCATCCCCAGGATAAAGTTCCATACTATACGGTGAATGATTTATATGGTCTAAGAGAAGGTTTAAACAGAATGAAAAAGATGTTACAATCTGAGGAGAATCAACGAGAAAGATTGCATGATACCTATAGATCCTTCCAATTAAGGATACCAGGTCTATTAGAAACCGCAAAACGTATAAAAAATGGTATTTTCAGTAAAATATCGAGTCAAGTCGGTTTACCCTATACTGTAGCGAAACCTACCTTCACGAATAATGAGGGTCGAGTCATGGTAATTGAAGATTATAGAAATAAGTTATTAAAAGAGATTGATAAATGTAGAGATAAAATATATCAATTAAAGATAAACATTTATAAGACTGAACAGGCAATAGATCCTATAGTAGAATATGAACCTAAACAGGTAGATACATGTCCATGCTGTAATCGACCTTATGAATTTATTGATTCGTGATTCGTCTTTCGGGTTTTATGAATTATCTTCAACCATGACAAGGTTGAAGATAATGTAGTTCATCGATTGAAACACTATCTATGTGAGATCATCACGAATAATTCCCTTTTGGAATGAATCAATGAATTCATATGCGTTTTCTAAAGTATAAACAAACTTCAATGGTTTCTTGGTATTGTAAAAAGATTTTAAAATCTCAAAAAGGATAGCAAGGATTGAATTATTCGTGGTATAGATCGAACTAGCGATCAAATATTCTTGTAATAGATAATTATAACTTTCCAATAGATTCACAAATTCTTTGATTTGTGCGACCGAAAGACGTCCGATCAGTCTCACATCCATAATAAACGCAAACTTGTTGTGTTCATTCTTGACTCTTTCGAATTCTGCACGGAAAGATTCAATCATAAACTGCCATTGTAAGGGTGTAGGTATTTCACGAAGAACGGTCACCATAAAAATAGTGAAATCCTGATGAGGAATCCGTTCTAATTTCGTAAAATACTCAATTTCCATGTAATAAAAATAGAATGAGGTATTTATATTATTTTATCTTCAAATAAACAACCGATTCATCTGTCGAGTCTCCAATGCATTTTCTTGGATAAAGAGGGTATGAATTAGTCGATCTTCGCGAAATCGAAAGGTGAATGTTTTGTTTTGTTCTTTTCGCCCAACACGTCCAATTGCTTGGATAATCTTTTCCTGTGTCATTTTGCAAAGATCTTCTGAAATATAGGCGTGACAGAACTGATAATTGGTGCCATAGATGAAATCGCTACTTGCAAGAATGACTCCCAGTTTCTTTTGTTCTGATAATTCTTTCATGATGTCACTGTAGTCACTCGCCTGTGGATGAAAGACACCTACTCCCATCAGAATGAGAATTTTGTAGGCGATATCTACCTCTAGTTTCATGATTTTTCGGACATAAGACTCGTCTAGATCACTACGAAAAGCGTTGGATATTGAAAAGTTCATATCTTTGGTCCATTTGTCGAAATGCTCTCGACTGTTGGGAATGTAACTGGGATGAAGATGGACAGGTTTGAGGGAACGTTCAAGTATGTCCGCTTCTTGGATAAGTGCTTTGGTTGCTGCATCAAACCGCTGTTCTTTCATCTTGTTTTCGTTTCCTTCGTCCTTTGCCGTCTTGTCCTCAATATCCTTTCGGAGTTTATTCATTTTTTCCAAAATATCTTGATTGATCTGTAATTTCTTTTCCATCTCTAGAAGTGTATTGGGATGAATCCCACTGTTTTGGACAAAGAAGTTCATCCAGTATTTTGTATCCTCGCACAGATAGATCGTAGGTCCGTGTGTCAAAGTGTGACTTGATTCAGTCACGACTAGATTCGACACGTTCATTGGAGAAACTGTTCTGGACAGTAGATAGGTATGAATATCGTCGGTCCATTCCGGTAAGTATTGCATGACTTTGTAGTAAAACAGACGCAATTTCTGGGAATTGATGGACGCTAACGTTGGAAAGGTAACCATCATCCATCCTTTCACCGTGGTATATTTTTTGGAAAAGTATAAAACAAATTCTGCGCATTCACACAAACTCAGAAATTTCATATGACTTTGTCCATGTTTCTCCACAAAGGTCATCGCTCCTGCTCGATCCGTTGCAAATACTTGGTGAGGAGTAATGATTTTTCCTTTGCTATCTAGTAGAGTAATATGGGTGGTCTCGTCCATACTTTCTATGTAAAATACTTCCCCGCCGTATTTTGTCTTGTATTTATCAAACAATTCCGTAAGATCTTCCTCATTGGGTAAGGTTGCAGAAGACAATACAATATTTGGAATTTTATTCACTTCCCATACCTTTGCAATAGAAGTATGCAAATCATGTGCTTCATAGTCCATCGTGATAGTCGGTTCGTCCCAGAAAAGAACCATCGTATTGGGATCAAAGAAGGACAACATGTAAAGCATCGCTACTTCATACGATTGAATATCACAAATCATCAGATCCACGTTTCGTCCATCGCTATGGACCGGTCGTTTTTTTCCATATTTTTCTGTAAAGGTTCGAACCGAAGAATAATGCAATCGCACATCGTCTGCGGTTGTGCAACCAAAGGAGAAACCCACCTTTACATTTGCATTGACCGCACTCTTGGCAAGACTGACTCCAATGTGACGCGATGCACAGATAAAGATGACCTTGTATTTTTGAGAGATGCCCAACGGAGTGAGTGTCTTTCCTGAACTGGTTGGAGCGCGATACCCAATGAGTTTAGGTCCTGGTTGATTCATGATTCCGTAGACCCTCTTTTGATGCTCATACAGTTCAAGGGGTTTGTAACGGAAGATTTCATTATTTTCAAGGTATTTGTAGGTATTCTCAAGAAATCGTAGAACTAGGACAGAAGACTGGTTTTTTTCTAGAAAGGATTGAATCCATTGCTTGATCCATTGATTGATAGGATAGAGGTTAGATAAATATTCAATGTTATAGTAATAGAGTTCCTTGGATTTCTTAGATTGATTGAACTTCCGAATCAGTTCAATCAAGACAAATTCGATGGAATCATCCAGTTTTGTCATCATCGATTTGAGTCGAATGGTATCTGCTGTATTCAAAGGTTTCTTGGGTTTGGGAAGCGTCATTCCTTCCAAGTCGTATTTCTTCATGAGATCTTTGAAGACTACCTGATAGATATGGTAATCTTTATCGGGATGTTCTAGTTTAAGCATTTGACTCGCAGTGAAATAAAGACGACAATCCGTATTGGGTTGGACGAGTCCATCGCGAATCATCTTCAAGATTTGGAGTTCCTTGGCATCTACCTTTTTCTCCATGCTTTCCCATTCCATTTTGGTCAGTTTTGATTGATTAAAGTCCATGTTTGTTATGGATGATACTATTCTTTTAATTAAAAAACTTTCATCAATTTTTTTTATACACGTCCAAGGGATCGTTTAGAGTTCCTTCGGTAGGAAAATTGGATCCATAAATGTCTTGTAATAACGCCCATTCAAAGAGTCCTCCGCGATAAATAGAGACATTCATGAATCCTAATGTCTTTAGTTGAGCGAACTTCTTTAATACACTCGTATCATTGCAGTCTAATCCATAAAGAATTACAGGTATATTTTTGTTTTTGTATAAGTATTCATTCATTTTTACGGATTCTTCTAAACCAGGTAAGGTTCCTTTGATTAAATAGGTTTGTCGATTCAGTGGAAGTGTATTCACTAATACAAATTTATCTTTACGTGTTTGAAGTTCTTGAAAAGAACAGATTGGATAAGAAGAGGATTGACCCATATAAATAAATAGGCGAAATATCTATACGAATTTAATCACAACTTCTGCTTTTTCTTTTTTAAGACATTTGGTAGAAGACAAGGATAATTCTTCTCTACGCTTGCGACTGTTCTTTATATTTTCTACGGAATCGTTATGCTTTTTCGATTTAGAAATACTGTTGTTCATATTCATATCTTCTTCTATCTCTGACATGTTTTGTTCAATGTAATGAATGATACGATTTTCGATCGCCCACTTAAAAAAATTGAGTTGACCAATCGTTGTCTCAATACTAAATTCTTGATTCCCAAAAGGCATTTTGATTCTTTCCCAGCGACAAAAAGGATCGAATCTCTTCTTGGAATACGCTTTTAATTTTAGTTTATAGTCATTATACACTTTAAAACGATTGCATTGATCAAACGCATAGGTTGTGTTATATTTCTTTGCGTAATTTGTAGAAAACCAGTCTACAATTCGTAAGGAAATACGAGACTCTCCATTGATGATACTTAACATTCGATTTAAATGGTCGTCTTTGTTGTAGAATTCCATGAGTTTATTCAATAACAATTCATTCTGTGAATTCATTTCATAGATAGGATCCAATTTTTTAAATAACTTTTTTTAGAATCATAGTTTTTCCTTTTTTATAGTATTCGTGATTATCTGTTCTTCGTCCAAGATTGCACTTGAGACACGCGATACAGGTATTGTCAGGATAATGTCCAAGGTTATTGTTGAGGCGTTCTAAAGACCATTGCAGTCCATCCTTTTTTTTACTATAGAGAAGTAATACCTTTTTTCCACAATAATAACAGACAAGTAGACTTTCTTTCAATTTTTCTAGAAGTTGAGACAAAGTGATGTGTTTCGTTTCGTCGTATTTATGTTTTTGTTTGTCTTGACTTTTGTAACTAGAATGTTTCATTTTTATTTCTTTCAAGCAAAGATCACTCATCTCATTGTGTATTCCATCTTGTATTTGTTGGAGAATTAAATGAGGATCGTAATCCATGGATACAGATTGGGAATACGATTGGAAATGTTTACGTTGAGTGGTATCTGTAAAAATTATATTCTTCATATAAAAAATATAGACATATTATATTAAAGATAGTATGACGGAAGAATGCAGAGAATATAATAGTTTAAAATACCGGACCATGATTTTAACGGGGTCCCCTTTGGATGTAAAAACGGACTCTTCAGAAGAGACCATCAATACTTTTTTAAAAAATGATATTGAAAACAATAAAAAAGGGGTTTGGTGTAAATTGTCTCGAACGGAGAAACATAGAAGAATTACAGATTTTGTGGATAAAACACTTTCTCCCCTTTATGCGTTAGATGAAACCGAAAAAATAACCGCGTTAAAATTCTGTATCATGTTGGTCGATACTCGAAAACTGAGTAAAACCAATGATATTAGTTACAACAAAGAGGATAGAGTCATTGAGCGTATATCCGGATTAGTCTTTAACCCTATTTCTCGAAAATTTATGATTAGTTTGGAGAAGCAAAAATCTACAAAAAAAAACAAGAAGGATACTAAGAAGACAAAAGAGAAAGATACAAACGATTCAAATGCGAATGCTAACGATTCAAATGCGAATGCTAACGATTCAAATGCGAATGCTAACGATTCAAATGAAGATTCGCCTGATACAGGTAAAGATATTATTGATTAAGATGATAATATTTTTATAGTATATAAAGGATGATTAAGGATTTATGGATAGAGTTATCCATGACACCTAAAGAGTATCTAGAACAATTATTTATGGAAATTCCACTTATTCACAGTGATCCAAACTATAAAACCATATTGATTTCATCCATTCGTTCCAAATATTATTTTGATACTTCCTTGGAAGAAACGATACTTCATCTAGATGAATACTTACGAGACCTTGGTAAATTACGAAGCGAAGAGTCGACTCCTTATCCATCGAAAGTGAAAGAAGGTCATTTAGATCGATTAAAAGAAGTTTATCAACCAGAGCAAAGAACTCAAGAGTGGTATACATTTCGTCATGATCATATTACTGCAAGTAATGCATGGAAAGCGCTTGGTTCAATTGCGTCTAGAAATCAACTGATTTATGAGAAATGTCAACCCTTAAATACAGAAAAATATAAATCTTCTCTTACAGAAACCCCGATGAGTTGGGGGAATAAATATGAGTATTTGACAACTTGTCTCTATGAAGAAAAAAACAATACGACCATCGGAACCTTTGGTTGTATCGCACACAAAGAGTATCCTTTCTTGGCAGCGTCTCCTGATGGTATTGTAACTGGAGAAATAAACTATGGACGAATGATTGAGATCAAGAATGTAGTTTCTCGTGAAATTACAGGGATACCGAAACAAGATTATTATATACAAATGCAAATGCAAATGGAAGTATGTGATCTAGATGAATGTGATTTCGTAGAGACTAAATTTACAGAATATGATTCAGAAATAGAATTCAATGCAGATACATCATGTCTTAAAAAAGGAGTCATACTCGTCTTTATTAATGATGAACAAGAATTCGTCTATCATTATATGCCCTTTCAAGTGACAGACTACAATCAATGGATGGAACAGACTTTTGAAAATACACATTTAAACTGGTTTAAGAATGTCTATTGGAAATTAGAGGTCTATTCCTGTGTGCTAGTAAAACGACAAAAAGAATGGTTTAAGGCAGCAGTTCCTGTCTTTATCGACTTATGGGAAACCATTCTAAAAGAAAGAATCAATGGAGAGTATCAAATAAGAGCACCTAAAAAGCGCGTCTTAAAAGACAAGGATAAAAAATCAGATCCTATAAATGAGACTCTTCTCCTATATGAAAATAAAAATGAATTTAAACCGGAACTGTTAGTAACAGTAGATGGACATGTTTGTGATCAAGCGTAATGGAGACAAAGAGATTCTTTCCTATGAGAAGATATCCCAGCGGATTAAACAACTAAATCAAGGCACTTCTATTCAAAGTGCAGGTCTTGTGATGAAAATAGTGGATCAACTACATGACCAAATTTTAACTTCTAAAATAGACGAACTCATTTCAGAGCAATGCGCTTCTATGGGAATTCATCATTATGACTATTCTATTTTAGCAGCGCGGATCATTGTCTCGAACCATCAAAAAGAAGTGGATGCCTCCTTTTTAATCAATCTGGAAAAGATTCGACTTATTCCTAACTATATCTCAGAATCTTATTACAGGATTGGAAAAAAACATATCGATTATTTTGAATCGATACTAGATCATAGTCGTGACTTTTTGATTGATTATTTTGGATACAAAACGTTAGAACGCGCTTATCTCATACGATCTAACGGAAAAGTGGTAGAGAGAATTCAGCATCTATGGTTAAGAGTTGCGATTCAAATACATGGAGAAGATTTGGTAGAAGTCAAAAATACCTATGATAGTTTAAGTCAAAAAGAATACATACATGCTACACCGACCTTGTTCAATTCAGGCATTTATCGACCTCAATTGAGTTCATGTTTCTTACTGGGAATGGAAGAAGACAGCATTGATGGTATTTTTAATACTCTAAAAGAATGTGCGAATATTTCCAAATGGGCGGGTGGAATTGGATTACATATTCATAATGTAAGAGCAGAAGGAAGTCCAATACAAGGAACCAATGGAAAATCAAACGGAATCATACCTATGTTGAGGGTCTTTAACAATACTGCTCGTTACGTAGACCAAGGAGGGGGTAAAAGAAATGGTAGTTTCGCGATTTACTTGGAACCGTGGCATGCAGACATTGAACCTTTTTTAGATATGAGAAAGAATCAAGGAGACGAAGAACTTAGAGGAAGAGATCTATTTTATGCGCTCTGGATTCCGGATCTCTTTATGGAAAAAGTAGAGAAAAACGAAGAGTGGTATTTGATGTGTCCCAACCAATCCAAAGGACTTGCTGATGTGTATGGTGACGAGTTCAAACAGTTGTATGAGCGCTATGTTCAAGAGGGTATGTATTTGAAGAAAATGAAAGCGAGAGATTTATGGTTTCGTATTTTGGATAGTCAGATGGAAACAGGAACACCTTACATGCTTTACAAAGATGCTTGCAATCAAAAATCAAATCAAAAAAATCTAGGGACCATCAAGTCCTCGAATTTGTGTTGCGAAATTGTAGAATATAGCGATGAAAAAGAAAGTGCAGTATGTAATTTAGCAAGTATTTCACTTTCTTCTATGGTCAAGGACGGTGTCTTTGATTACGATAAACTGCATCGTGTAACCAAACAAGTGACTTTTAATTTAAACAAACTGATTGATGTCAATTTCTATCCAAATGAAAAGACAAGAACGAGTAATACAAAGCATCGTCCGATTGGGATTGGGGTTCAAGGTTTGGCAGATGCGATTGCCCTCATGGGACTACCTTTTGAAAGCAAAGAAGCGCAAGAGACAGATCGAATGATCTTCGAGACAATGTATCACGCTTCTCTTGAAAAAAGTATGGAAATGGCAAAAATCGATGGCGCTTATTCATCCTTTCAAGGATCTCCCTTGTCTCAAGGTAAATTTCAATTTGATTTATGGAAAGTCACTCCTAGTATACGTTACGATTGGGACATCTTGAGACAAGACATTCAAACACACGGTGTAAAGAATTCATTGTGTATAGCACCGATGCCCACTGCATCTACAAGTCAGATTTTAGGTAACAATGAATGTTTTGAACCCTTTACGAGCAATTTATATACACGCAGAACGTTAGCAGGAGAATTTATGGTCATCAATCGTTATTTGATGAAAGAACTCATGGATTTGGGTATTTGGAACATGAAAATAAAAGATAAGATCATTGAACACAAGGGATCTGTTCAGAAAATAGAAGAAATTCCTGAGGAGATCCGAAAGAAATACAAGATTGTATGGGAAATCCCCATGAAACATATCATTGATCGGGCAAAAGCGAGAGGTGCATTTATTTGTCAAAGTCAATCGATGAACTTATGGATTGAAGATCCCAATTATAAAATATTGACAGCAACCCATTTGTATGCATGGAAATCAGGACTGAAAACAGGACTCTATTATCTTAGACGAAAAGCAAAACATCAAGCGCAGCAATTTACAGTAATCCCTGAAAATAAAAGCGCTGAACCAGAATGTATCATGTGTTCTGGATGAACCCAAATGTATCGAATCCCGATTGAATCTTATCTTTCATAGAATTAGTTACTCTTTAGAATCATAAGTTTTTTTCTATATCTTCTATATGAAGTTAATACAAATGTTTGTGATTCTTATATTGTTATCCTTTGTTCTTTTTGTCATGTTTCAGTTAGAGTGGGTAGAGTCAAAGGAAGGGTTTGACACTGATCTACCTATCTGTAAGAACTCTGTAGGGTCTTACGCTTCTTCTGTTCCTAGTTGTTATCCAACGGTTCAAAAAGATGACTATTTGAGTTATCCTCACGATTTCATGTCGGATTACATTTTAAAATCAAAAATTGTTACACCGGTTTGTCCGCTTGATCCTTATGATCAAGTGGGCAGTATTCTAGATGCTTCTTTCAATAACTGGAATTTGAATCTATTCAATTCAAATGCATCTACTTTTAATGCTTCCACGTTTAATGCATCGACTTCAAATGCATCGACTTCAAATGATTCGACGTCGAATGGATCTGGTTCAAATGCGAACGGACCCGTTCCATCGAATCAACTAGGTGGTTCAAGTGATCCATCCATTTCATTGCCAAGCACGCCTATGTTTACAGATAATTCATTATCAACTCCTCAAAAACCAGTCGATCCTAAACCTGCATGTAAAGAGGATAAAACTTCTTCACCCGACGTTTGTCCACCATGTCCTGCATGTGATCGGTGTCCAGAACCGACGGTAGATTGTAAAAAAGTGATCCATTATAAAGATCAACAATATCCAGTTCCGGTGATAGACGATTTCAGCAAATTTAGTAGGTTTTAACATTAGGTTCGATCATTATCCTTACTTTTTTACAGGATTCATCCATTTGAAACGTTTGACAATTCTTCTCTTGTGGAACAATTTTGATCACACATTTCGATTTTTTTCCATACAAAGATTCCGTACAACCGGATTCTATTTTTGTAACAGGTGCACATCTTGCTCTAAAATGTTCATATCTTTCTTTCACATCCTCATAAGTCAACCCAGATTTTTTATGAAGCATTTGATTAATATGTTCATGTAAGCGATAGATGTATCTAGAAAAAGATTCTCTATTTTTCATATCCACCTGACGTAATGGAACTGACTTGAAATTCTTTTTTAAATTGATACGACAGTATTTACAAGGAAGAATATGCTCTAAAGAAAATACAAACGCACGATATTGGTCTTTATTTTCTCTCGTAGGATGAACAGGATAATTAAAACTCATGATATGCAAAAAATGCCACAGACTTGGTCCCCATACAGTTGTCAACATTCCTTCTCCAGATTGATAATCTGTATGGGTATATGGGTTTGACAATATTTTGATTTTTCGTGTTTTCATTATATATTTATAATATATTTATAAATAAAGATGCAACCTTTTAAAAATGGAATCTTTGTCATCACGTTACTTGCCATATTATCACAAGTGATCTATTCGTCCATTCTCATCAAAGTAATCTCTCTTTTACTTTTGTTTTACTATTTTTTTTTATTATGGAAACATAACCTGGCAAATGAACCCAGTTTGTTTTTATTATTTCTGTTGATACTGTTTGTTTATTTGCTTTTTAGATTGGTTTAACACACGTTCTAGTTCTTCTAATTCATTTGGATACGTATACACCTTATTGTATTGGATACGTATCATTTCATCAAAAAAGTTCCTTTTACAAGCGTAATCGTCATAGTTTAAAAAAATATAACGATTTGAATTAAATTCTTTCAGGAACATAGAATAAGTAATACTTTAGTGTTTATTATGTTTTTTAATTCTATATGGAAACCATTAATTTTGTATGGATCTTTATTGGATTGGTATTCTTTTTTGGATTGACTTATTTCATCTATCAAAAATTTCTAAAGAAAGATACAAAACAATTTGTGCCCAACGATGAATATATACCAAACCAAAAAACGTATGAATGTATCTTATTCTATACTACATGGTGTCCTCATTGCAAGAAGACCTTAAAAGACTTTAACGCTTATAAAACAAATTCATTACAAGACCAGATAAATTATACCATCATTGATTGTGATAAACAACCCGATAAGGCAGATTATTATCAAATTGATTCTTATCCTACTATCCTTATGGTAGTGGATGGTAAGAATTATATCTTTGATTCTAATTTTTCTAAAGAATCTATGGATAAATTTGTAAATATGATTTTAAATTTGTAAATATAAAATTTATAAAGGATATATAAGATGGAAGACCCACATCTTAACATTGATGAATTATACGAAACAAAAAGAAAGAGTGACTTAAATCGAATGATCATCTATTCAAAATTACTGGATAAGATTCATAAAAAAATTAAGACTGCTTCAAGACAAAGAAACAACCCTCAATTTTGTTCCTTTGTCATGCCAGAGGTATTACTGGGTTATCCGAACTATAACTTTGCAGAATGTTTAACGTATCTATTGGATCGATTAGACCAAGATGGATTTAATACACGATATATCCATCCAAATCTTATTTTTATTGCATGGAGTCATTGGGTACCAGAATATGTAAGAGAAGAACTAAAGAAAAAAACAAAATTAAATGTGGATTCCTTCGGGGTTCCTATCGAAAAAAAGAAATCGGTAGTCTCTTTTGAAAAATCAGAATCTAAACCGATTTCTACCTACAAACCTTCTGGATTATTTGTTTATGATGATGAAATGATACAAAGTATGAAAGTAAAAGACAATTGAACTTATTTTTTATTCAAGAATTGTGTAAAAGTATCAAATATTGAATTCTTCTTTTCTTTATCGGGTTCGGGTGAAAGAGTCACTGGTATAGGTTCGGGTGAAAGAGTTGCGGGTTCTGGTAATTTATTTGAAGGTTTGAATGGTACCACTTCGGGGATTTTTTCCGTTATGACTGGTTCTTTGATAGATTCTGTGACAGATACTGTAGGCGCGAGAACTGTATTCGTGGGCGCAGCAACAGATTCAGGACCAGTGACGGGTTCAGGCGCTGACATAGGTTCTTGTGGAGTGAATGGAATAGGTTCAGGTGCTGGCGGAGTGAATGGCATAGGTTCAGGGGTAGTCATCGGTTCAGGTGCTGGCATACTTACGGGTGCAGTGAATGGAACAGGTTCAGGTGCTGGCGGAGTGAATGGAATAGGTTCCGGTGCGGTCACAGGTTCCGGTGCAGTAAATGGAATAGGTTCCGGTGCGGTCACAGGTTCCGGTGCAGTAAATGGAATGGGTTCTGGCACAGTTACGGTTGCTGGTGCAGTGAATGGAATGGGTTCTGGCACAGTTACGGTTGCTGGTGCAGTGAATGGAATGGGTTCTGGTGCAGTGAATGGAATGGGTTCTGGTGCAGTGAATGGAATAGGTTCTGGTGCACTAACAGGTTCACCATTTTTAGGTATAGTTTCTTGAAGAATGCCAGGGTCTGGACTTGTCAAGGGTGCGCTAAAAGGGATTGACTTTGTTGTATTTGATAAATAGGGTAAATTAGATGGACTGAACGCATTTCCATTTGGTTTTACAGTCATATTGAAAGATGGATTCATGTTCATTCGATTAGGAATAGGTTGATTTAGGTTAAGCAACGATTCTTTATAGAGAGGTATATTTCTCATGTTAGATAATCTCGATTCATTCATATTCTTGCTCTGATTGTCATAGAGTTCTTCAAAAATAAGAAGTGCTCTTATGAAATATTGCTCACAATTTGTATATAAATTAATAATGGTATTTCGGGTATCCGTTTCCAATTTCAAGATAGTATCCATCGTTAAAGAAGGATCAATGGTATAGGACATGTTATTCTCTTCAATTTTCGTTAGAAAAATAGTCTTTAAATAGTTTAACAATTCTGCGCGATAAAGAACAGTGCTTTTTTCTAATAGTTCCAATTGTTCTTTGTAACGTATGATCAATTCATCATCCTTTGGAACAATATAGTCTTGAGTAAACAAGGTATCCTTACAATATCCAGTGGAACGATAATCAAATAACTCAATGTCTTTAAACGTGAGAATATGTGAAGGCATACTTTCATTACCTGTAAAAATACTATAAAACTTTTGTAGGTCATTTTTGTATTTTTCTTCCATTTCTTTACTTCGGTGTTTCCATGTTTTGGAAGAAGGATCGAATATATCATAATAGAGCAAATCGAGTTCCTTAATCCCTATTTCATCCGTGAGATGTTGTGCACTATCCGAAGAACACAACTTTTCACCAGGATTAATGGTTACAAAGTCAGGGTCTGTAAGATCTATTTTGTTTCGAAGAATGGTTATTCTTTTTCGACACAAATTCATGGGATTGGTCAATTGATGAACCAATGGATTTGCATTTCTTGGAATATTTTTGTAAGAGTTTAAATCTTTCAAATAAAACAACTGTTGTGTTCCTTGGTCATCTTCGTAAGAATATTGAGGATCAATCGTGGCAACAATTGCACTGAATACCATCATAATTTTCATATAAAATTTAGAAATATTACGTATCATGATATTCTTGATTTTACTATTCGAGGGTAGAAAATCTAATACCGCATCTTGCATGGTTTCTGGATGAATCCTCTGATTCATAGAACCAATCTCCAAATCTGATAACTTATTTTCGAATAAGTTTCCAACCAATACAATCAAATTGTCGTAATATTCTTTGTCGGTAAGACGTAACAAATCAATCGTGTTTTGTTTCAGAATATAATGAATGGCAATGTCATCTATTTGAGAAGATAAAGATTTTAGATCAGCAGGTTTCGTAGAAAGATTCTGATTCTGATTAGACATTTGATTTCCCATTTATTATAATTAAATAAAATAAAAATTGAAGTGTATCTTAAAATAGCAGTCAACACAAATGAAAACACAAAAGAATCACGAAGATAAGAAAAAATCGGAGATATGGAATTTATTTGATGAGAAAGAAGAGATCGAATGCGTGTATTCTTCCGATCAAGATGGCATGTGTAAAAAATGTAACGAACTCATGTTTATATCCGAAGAAGGTTTTCATTGTTGTTCTAATGTCTCTTGTGGAAATATAAACAAAGAGGTCTTGGATTTTGGTGCAGAATGGAGATTTTACGGAGCAGATGATAGTAACTCTGTAGATCCTACTCGTTGCGGTATGCCTGTAAACCCTCTATTAAAAGAATCCTCCTTTGGTTGTAAGATTGTATGTGGTTATGGATCCAGTTATGAAATGCGTAAAATAAGAAGATATACAGAATGGCAATCTATGCCTTACAAAGAAAAATCAAAG